CTATCCCGCACCTTTTTGAAGCTTTTTAATTGCTTCTATGGCGAGTCGTTTTCTATCAGCTGTCTTTGTATAGAGTGATGCCATATCGTCTTCAGTCCATCCAAAAATTGCTTTGAGTTGTGAAACAGTAGCTCCTGCATTGGCAGCTCTTGTTGCGGCTAATTTTCTCAAACCATGGGCTGATTTTTTTATTCCCGCTGCATTACATGCTTTCCTAAACAGATTGCCAAAACTTTCTTTAGTAAGTTTTTTTCCTTCTTTCCCGCAAATAAATGTCTCATTTCCGATGGGACCGGCTTCAAGAGTTTTTGCTAACTCAGGTAAAATGGGAAGAAACACATCTGTTTGGAACTTGCTCTTTTCTGTCTTTAAATGAATAATATTATCCGTTACATCCTTCCAACCGACGCGCACAACATCTCCCCGTCGTAAGCCTGTGTAGAGAAGAACATCAATCCATACGCGTTCATGCGTTCCAAGAGGCCATCGTTGATGATATTTATCGATGTCTTCTTCTAACCATGGAGAAAAACCCTCTGTATTAAAGGATTTGGGTGGTTTGATATTAAAGGCAGGGTTTCTGTGCAAAAGAGAATTATCAACTGCCCAATTGAAAAGACCATTTAAGGCTGTCAAAAAATGCCTTGCAGCGGCAGGAGTCTCACGTCTTCTCTCTACCGCATCAAGAATATGCTGTTTTTCTATACTTTTATAGGAACAAGTACCAATATGTTGAGAAATATTATTTAGGATTCTTTGTTTAACTTTTTTGGTTGATTCCGCTTGATTATGCCATTGCATACTTTGCAAATATTGGTGCATCAGCCAATCAAAAGAACCTTCCATAAGTCTAGTACGTTTTATTTGTCTTGGAAGGCCGTTTTGCGCTTCTTTGAGAGCAAGTGTATAATTGTCAACAAATTCTTGCGTTCCATAAGTTCCGTATACCCTATACCTTTGACCATGCCCGATACGCACATACCATATGGTTTTACCATGGCGCGTAATTTCTTTGATAAGGTGGGGAGGCCGTGGTTTAGGCATGACTAGAACTTAATACCGTCAACAGAACGGCAAGTGTTTTGAGTATTATATTCTCCTTGCTCATCTTCCAATGGAGGAAAATCATCAATGTTAAAGAGATTACAGTCTTTAGTTGATGGTGTTGTTATTGCTTTGAGATAAATTAAGAGTTCACCGGTTGGTTTGATTTCGATTAACTCACAACCTTGCTTTTTAGCCTCTCGTAAAGCCCGAGCAATGGCTGGCTGTGTTATAGTAGGGTAGCGATGAGCCATGTTAAATTTCCTTAATTTTGAGTGCACCCCACCTGTGGTGAAAAGTGTGCATGTGTGTGAAAGTGATTTCAAATTGGGTGGGGGCGCTTTAGAAGGAGACGTGAGGAAAAAAGCACCCCCTATGGGGTTAAGCAGCTTGCGTAAAGACACGCGTTTCTTGTTCTATTTCTTCTAAAAAAGTTTCGACAGCCTTATTGATACGTTCAATCTGCTCATCATCGCGTTGAACGCGTTGAACTTTGATACATAAGTGAGGTGATTTATCTACAAACAAGGGGTTATAGCTAACAAAATCACACCATTTTCGCCCTGTGCAAGCCATTTGGAATTGCATTTGTAAGATATATTCAGGCTTGATTTCACTATCTAACAAAAAACGTGTATACGTTGTTAGTTGAGGGCATTTGACCTCTATGAGCCCATCATCACCAATAAGACCATCAGGACTAGCCCCTGCCATTTCAATTGTCGGGTGAGGAATAAATCCACACCGTGTGACAGTAACCAAACGTCTAAGGCTGTATTTTTGAATTGCACTGTCTTCATATTTACGTCCCCATCGCATAGCATGTGTTTCATAAGATAGACTTGTTATGCCCGTTAAGCGTTCTCCAATGAGTTTGAGTTTGTACTCTTCATATTTGCTTGTCGGTGAGCCTTTAGCTGTTTTATCAACGATGCTGTTAATATTTGAAGCTGTGACTTTACCTAAACGAGCTTGAAACCACTCTGGTGTTCTTTGTTCCATATCACACCCCTGGTAGATCTTGTTGAGTTGGTGTGTGTGGTTGTTTTGGTGAAGACAAAGTTTGTTGCTCTTCTTCCATTTGGAAGCGTTGCCTTTCCTTTAAACCTTCTAAAATAATTTGCCCCGTCTCATGAGACATTTCTGTGAGGCTTGCGACTTTTGCAAAAGAGAGTACCTTTTTTTCTTCTGTTTTTGTTTGTTCCATTAATTCTCTGATTTGTGCAAGCACTTCATCAGATACCCTCTCGTTTTGGGGATTGTGATTAACTTCACTGATAAAAGCCTCATCAATACAATCGACCTCGTCTTCGTCATAGATATCAGGAAAACCAAAAGCAAGACGTGCACATTGTATAATAGCTTTATAAAGTAACATGCGAATAGGATATTTCCGCCAAGGTTCTGTATCGCGTCTACATTCTTCCATCTCTTCAGAGATTTCTATTGGATATTTTATGTTCTTCAAATATATAGCGCATTCATAAGAAATTATCTTGCCTTCATTATCGCGTTCTTTTTTAAATTTTATCCCATCAAAATTAGGGTGTGAATGTATAAGTTTATACCATCCCTTAATGCCGACAACCGCGTCAATGCCCCCTCCTCTTTTAGGGACAGCATATATTTCTTTTCTCAAGGGATTTAATTTATACCCATCGGCAAGGTAAATAAAGTCTTCAAAATCTTCCTTAGAAATATTGAAATTGATACAATTCTTTATGATTTTTGTGCGAAATTCTTGTTCTGATAAACCATATTTCTGAGCCACTTTTGCTACGATAGAAGTTGTCATTATTGTTATCCTTAATGCAGAGTCTGTTTTTGGAGTTGCTCACTTAAGTATGCTAATCCTTTGGGTGTAATCTTTGCACTGAGAACAGTTCTTCCTCTTCCACTGGCGGTTTGAATGGTGTGGGCTTCACAATCCATCAATCCTCTATTGATTTTATCCTGACGAGGTAACAAACGTTTATCCATGCCACTACGATAAGCCCAATAATTATTAAGCAAGCGGCTTGTTAAATCTTTGGGGAGTAAACCCAAGATTTTTGCTGCTTGGGTTATACCAAACATGCCATCAGAGCGTTTTAAACGTTCAAGTGCTTCCGCCTTTGGGGTTAACTCAGCAATGACATGATCCTTGCGTTCATTTTCATTTTTTAAGTGCGTAAAAACACCTAACATGACTTGGGGATTTGAATAGTCAATTTGAGAGGTTGTTACTTGTTTTGCTTTCCGTTCGCACTCAATGAAATATTGACGGGCTTGTTTACCTTTCTCATTACGTTCGACCATGGCTAGTTCTTTTGCCATGTCTAAGGTGAGATGATAATTTATTGCAAGAACAACTCTAGATTTTGCGCTCCCCAATTTTGGGGACCGCAAATCTTGTGTTTTTATAAAGTCTTTTCCCTCTTCAAATTCATATTGACCAATACGATCTTTAATCCAAGTAGAAAAATCTTTTCCTATTTCCAAAAAAGCATGTAATTCACGTGCATTGACTGTTTGTACAGTTTCTTGATTAATTGTATTGTTATGAATAGCGATAAGCGCTTCCATTGCAGACCTCATAGTGTTTAGATTAGTTTTTCAGATGTGTTGGGAAGAAAGGGTTATTGCTCTATCAGAGTGTATAATCGCACAAGGCGTTGATAGACTAAATCTTTTTCAACCTTTGCAAGTTTTAACGCCATCTTTATGGTAAGATAGTATTCCTTTTTTGGATGATTATCATTTGAACCTTCAGTAAGTACTGAATAGAAATCCTCTTCTTCCTTAAAATTACATTCTTGGATGCGTTGAGTAATCCAATCATTAAAGTCGGTTCTTATCTTCAAAAACTCATGTAGTTTACGAGCATTCACCGTTCCCACAATTACTTGATCAGTTGTATTATTCTGATGAGTAATAGGATCTTCCATTATTGCATCCTCCGATAATTCATGTTTAAAACATCGCAAAGACGCAAACGGTGTTGCTCTTCATAAGTACCGTAGACTTCATCAGCATATTTCTGCTTTTCTACATCTTCTTTCAGAATATGATATGCATTACTATCAACTATAAAGGGATGTGTGTTACGCTCTAAAAGAGAGGAGTCGCTATCCTTTACGTAGAGTTCAGCAATGTCTTCTGAAATATCATCATAGCGGTTTGATTGAAGATCAATGCGGAGGATACTTACAACATCACCTACACCGTTAATAATGTTCATGATTTCAGTTTCTTCGAGTGGACCAAATTGAGCATAGGGATAATCATCATCACATACAACTAACAGAATCTCATAATTATCTATAGAAATCTGTTTACTCATCTTCCATCCCCTCTACTCCATGTTGGTAAATGTTTATTTGTAGTGTATATAAGTCAGTACATTATGTACCAAATATAGTCAAGTACATTTTGTACTTATTTTATAAAAATAATAAAAAAGGGGAAATAATCTGTGTTTTTTTATCTCTATAAGAATCACTTTATTATATAGAGTGTCAAAAATGCTCAGGCTTGTTGTTAGGAATCAACAAAACGCAGCCGCGATTCCACTGATAGCATTTAATTTTAAGTAGATGAAAGATGATTATAGTATTACATTTCAAGAATAGTACGCCGTACACGACCTATTATTGAGATAGCACCTTCGAGTTTTGGAGCATTTATTGTTTTATCATATGAGGCGGGTTGAAAAGGAGGATTATCATTTGGCCTATATCGTTTATATGTTGCCTTTCCAGTTTCATCTGCAATGACATAACAAGCATTTGGTACAAGTTTCTTATCTCGCATATTTACAAATATTATAGAATCTGGAGGACTAATTTTATTCATGGACGAACCATCCACGCGCAAAGCAATCCACTCACCCGCTGGAAGATTGACAGCTTCGATCATAGAACAATCCAAAAAATCCGTTATACCGTCTTGCTCACTTAATTCTCCAGCACTAACCCACGAAATTAAAGGAACGCTCTCACTGAGGCTAGGATTATCTTGAGAAGACTTGCCATACAAAATCCATCCAGGATCTACATTAAATACCTCTCCATATCGTCCAGCCATTTGACGCGAGATAGCGCGATTTCCATTTTCATTACTAATTAATGTATTAACATTGAGACTTGGTATAGCACGTGCGGCTTCGCTCGGTGTTAAATACCCAGCGCGCTCACGTGCCATTTTAAGTCTATCTTTTGGTAAAAGAATCATTTGTACATTATCCACTATTTTTTCTGTTCAATGTGTACGATTTTATCTTGATTTTAAATTGTACGTAATGTACTGTTGTTGCTATGGTTAATAATTTTTCTGTTAAAAATTTAATTGAGTTCTGGGGATCTATACGCCAATTCGCAGAAGAAGTTGGATGTAGTTATGAAGCCGCGCGTAAAATGCGCGATCGTAATAGTATTTCTCCTAAATATTGGAACATAATTATTCAATTGTCTCAATCCAAAGGGTTATCTTGGATTACAATAAATTGGTTTCTTCATACATATGAGAACAAATCTCGTAAAATCTACTTTCCAATGACAAAACACCATAAAGATGCTGTTTATTCCGCGAAAAATCTTACTGTACCAGATGGATCACAGCTAACAACATCTACGTTTTTGGAAATTTCCACAGATAATGAGCATCAACAGAATAATTCATCCTATCAAACAGAAGAAAGATTATGAAAGCAAAGGAAATGTTAAAAGAAATTTATACACGATTTTACAGATTGGTAAGTCGTCATAAGAGAATAGAGAATGCAAGTAAATTAATAGAAGAATACACAGACACAATACCGTCTGATGATAATACAAATGAACTCGTCATACAACATTCTACTCAAGAAAATGTTCGCTTACTCAAAGAAAATGCCCTTTCATTAAAAGAGATATTGCATAAGTCAAAAGTTGAAAGTTGTCTAAAACGCTATGAAGAGGCTCTTGAAGAAGAAGGTCAATTGATTGAAGAAGAGAAAATTGCACTTGAAAATCTGTCTAATCTAATTGAGCAAAAAAATAAGGCGTTACAGCAGCAAAAGAAAAAGCTGGATGTAAAGATAAAGTTGTTTGATGTACTAAATGGACAAAACAATCCTGAAGTCAACGTAAAACAGCTAGCTAAATCAATAGAGTTTTCATCGCCCAAAAAAGTTATTCCTTTTGAACAAAAGGAATGTGCTCAGGCTTAACCTCGTACTCATTTAAACGTGGCCATCTCATTTAGTGTTCAGAGTTCTTAAGAAGGCTACTTTTTAAAAAACATTTTTTCAATCGAGCTACGCGCTAGACGCTCTGTCATAGCGTGTATAGCCGTATATTGCCTAAACTGAAGGTGGATAAGAACATGAGTATAGAAAAGAAATACGAGCTTACGGAAGAAAGTAAGCAAGTTCATATATTAAGATTTGGAATGGAGTACACCCACACTCTTTATCGAATTAGAGCATTAAGAAACTTTGGTAATGTTAAAGCTGGTGACCTTGGTGGTTATGTAGAAAAAGAAGACAATCTTTCTCACTATGGCGATTGTTGGGTTGGGGATGATGCTTTAGTTTACGACAATGCTTTGATGCATGGTGATGCTTTAGTTTCCGGCTGTGCTGAAGTGTATGATGATGCCCGTGTTTACGGTGATGCTTTGGTTTCCGGCAATGCAGATGTTTCCGGCAATGCACAAGTTCATGGTAATGCGCAGGTTTATGGTAATGCTTTGGTTTACGGTGGTGCACATATTTACGACAATGCGCGGGTTCATGGTAAAGCACACGTTTGCTGCTGTGGAGTGGTTTGTGGTGAAGCAGAAGTTGCTGGCAATGCTTTGGTTTTGGGCGATGAAAAAGTCTGTTCGGGTAAACATTTTGGTAACAATACAAAGATTGACACGAATGCCTCAACGCAACGTGATGCCCAACAGATAGGGCAATAAATGTCATGAGCTTTCATTCACAAACCATTCTTTGTCTTGATCTAGGTACGAAAACAGGTTGGGCAGTTTCTTCTGAAGACGGCACTATAGCCAGTGGAACAGTGCATTTTCCCACACGTCGATTTGAAGGCGGTGGGATGAGGTATTTAAGATTTAAGCAGTGGCTTACAGAAACCAAGGCGATACTAGGGCACATTGACGCAGTGTATTTTGAAGAAGTGCGCTGTCACATTGGTACAGATGCTGCTCATGTTTATGGAGGCTTGTTAGCAATTTTAACCTCTTGGTGTGAACACCATCAGATTCCTTATCAAGGTATCCCCATTGCTACGATTAAGAAAGCAATGACAGGCAGAGGCAATGCCCCAAAAACAGAAATGATTAAGGCTGTGCGTGCAAAAGGACATGAGCCTGAAGATGATAATGAAGCAGATGCTTTGGCAATTTTATATTTAATAAAACAAGGAGGCGCGTGATGGCCACTCAATTACCCTGGGTGAAATTTTATCCTAATCAATTTTTAGAAAATATTTTGATTTTGGATCAAACAGAAACCGCTGTTTACACACTATTGTTATTTCGCATGATTGGTATGGGAGAACATCCTTTAAACAATGTTTCTGAATTAGCAAATTGGTGTGGCTGTTCAGAGGAAATATTTCAAAAGACATTACAAACTTTAATGAACTATGGCTATATCATTCGTTTAGAAGATGGCAGCTTATGGCACACCTCATCAGCATTTGATCTTGATATCAGTAATACATCTTCAGAAAAATAGGGGGGAAGTTATGTCAACTAAATTACCTTGGGTTCGAAATTTCTATGAAGAATGGATCATGGATTTTTCTGGTACGAGTGCAGCAGAGAAAGCTACTTATATGACACTCACTGCTCTCATGTATCGAGCACAAGAACCAATTTGGGAAGAGATTACTACATTAGCGCGTCGTATTGGTTGTTCAGTAAATGCTCTTAATAAAACACTAGATCTTTTGTTGCGTAAGGGAAAAATTATCCGTTTAGAAGATGGCCGTTTATGGAGTCAGCAAGTCGAAGAAGAGCTTAAAGATTGCAAAGAAAAATCAGCAGCAGCTTCAAAGGCTGTTAATGCTCGATGGAAAAAAGCTAAAGAAAGTAATCATGATCATTGCTTAAAAGAAGTTAATCGTAATGTGAATGAAACTGAAGCGCATTACGACCGTAATACGGAATTGATACAGAACCGATACGGAATTAATACGAATGAAATACCATATAACAATAACATATATAATAAAAAAACTAACACTATCGTGTTATCAAAAAAAGAAAATGCTTCAGAAGATTTAGCAACTGAAGTTTCAGTTCAAAGTGAAACAACCGATGATGCTGTTGAGCAGCAGTTGGATCACGATACACCCTCATCAGAAAACCAATCACCCGTTTCACAGCAAAAAAGCACTGAAAAGAAAACCAAGCGGTCTGGAGATAAACGGGGATGTCGCATTCCTGAGGATTTCGAACCTGATTACGATTTTGCCATTCAAGAGGGTTTGCCTCCAGAGCGGGTTAAAGTCGAGATTGAAAATTTTAAAGATTATTGGCGTTCAAGCGCTAACCCCAACGCTGTCAAAAAGGACTGGCCGGCAGCATGGCGTGTTTGGGTGCGAAGGAAAATCGAGGATTTAGAGAAAGGAAAAAGCTATGGAAAACCAGGCGTTAAATACACGGAACAACAACGTGGGTGGAATTATCGAGTTGCACAGCACATGTCCAATATCAAAAATTCAGATAACGTTTTCAAATTTTTATTCGAGGATGACGAAAGAACCGCCGTTCCTTTGGAAAACGGGGCAAAAACCATCGATTGCAGAAGCGAAGAAAGCTACCTCATTGGTCTATGATGCTTTGAAGAAACTTGAGAAAAAAGCCACTGAGGAAGAAATCCAGACGGCGTATCTTGTCCTTTCAAGCGGTTTAAAAAACCAATTGGGATCAGATGAAAAATCAACATCACTTGCGTATTTCTACGCTCTTGATGGCATAAGCAGCTGGGTATTGCAAACGGCTACAAAGGATGCCTTGAAAGGAAAAGCAGAAGGATTAAACACGACCTTTATGCCATCAACAGCAGATTTTTATCATTACTGTGAAAAACTTGAAAACCGTATTCGCACAAGGGCTAGTTGTATTCTTAAAGATCTTCAAAAACCTGAGTTAGAAAGCAAGAAACGGGAGAAGTTGGTAACGTCAGAACGTCTGGAAGCTTTTCAAAAAGAACTTCGCAAAACATTTGAGACAGCAAAATAGAGAGAAGTGCTGATCATTTTTGGATTAGATATGCATTTAAATCGACAGAAAGGTACATTAGAGAGAGATTTGGAAGTTTTTTGATGAATTCCACATCTGAAACATAAAACGCTCTGTACGGGGCTAATTTGAGAAAAGTAGAACAGATGCAAAAATCGGGACAATTGGATATGTTTAAAAAGATTAGAACTGTAGCGATATACAGCATAGGATTTGCGGTGTTACAGTTTTTGCAAATAGAAAAAAACACCGAATTTATTCAAGCTGTTTTAATGTTTTCATCTCTTGCCATTGTCATAACAATGATTTTTATGACAGCTTTCTTTAATTCCAAACTTGCTTCAGAGTTGTATCACAACCCTAAACATCAACATGAAAAAACAACAGATTTGAATATCGCAACAGATTATTTGCAAAGATATTTGCATAGGTTTTTGCATATAGCTGTGATGGCGTTTCTTTTACTACTTTTTCAAAACATTAACAGAGAAGTGGAACTCATTTTTTGGCATCTATTTTTACTTTTTGTAGGCACTATTATCTTTCAAATGTACGGTTTCGTAAACAATTTTATAAAATCGCTTAGATTAAACGCTGTACACTTTTTGTAGAATAAATGACTTTGAAGAATTATATCTCCTCAAATTTGAGGGCGCTCATTTAGACAAATATATACTGACCTCAAAATTGAGGTGAGTGAATTTGCAGATTGGATTACTGAACGTATTCAAAATTATGAATTTAAGGAAGGATGTGACTTTCGCTAAAATTTTAGCGAAACCCCAAAACGGTCGTCCAAGCATGGAATACCATCTTACTTAACTAAGTGCGGTGAATTTTTTGTTTGACAAAATCACGGAAGTATTTATATATGTAAGTTAGGTGCCTAACAAACACCTTAAAATACCTAGCGGATTGGTTGCCGAAATAATCAGTCTTCCGCACATATTAAAGACTTTGACTCATTGTATGCGTATAGCGTATAACGATTTTGTCGGGTGTAGTTATGCTATACAATACCCTTTATGGGGAAAGCATAACGACGGACTAGGTACCGTGTTTGTTAGCACCCGGCGCCCTTTTGGGTGTCATTAACAAACATATCTATTACCTAGGAGTTCATTATGAATACTCTCATAACAATATCAGAACAAACTGTTGGGCAGGAAACTGTTCAGACGGTCAACGCACGTGAGTTGCACGCTTTTTTGGAAGTTGGTCGTGATTTCACAAATTGGATCAAAGACCGTATTAAAAAATACGAATTTGAGGAAGGAAAAGATTATGTTTTAACGCTCGCCAAAATTGGCGAACGTCAAAATGTGGTATTAAAAGAATATCATCTCACCTTAAGTGTAGCAAAAGAGCTGTCTATGGTTGAGAACAATAAGAAAGGTAAACAAGCCCGTCAGTATTTTATTGAATGCGAACGAAAAGCAAAACAGCCTTTAGACCTCGTAAGTGCTTTGCAGAATCCTCTCACAATTAGGCAACTGCTTTTACCTATTGACAAAATCACAGAAGCATTTATATATGCGAATCAGGTGCTTAAGAAACACCTTCACTTCACAGCGGATAGATTGCCGATACAATCTTTTCTCTGCACATTAAAGGCTTTGACTCATTGTATGCGTGTGGCGTATAGTGATCCTGTCGGGTGTGGTTATGCGATACAATACCCTCATGGGGAAAGCATAACGACGGACTGTGAACCGTGTTTCTTAACACCCGGCGCTCTTTTTTGAGTGTCATTAAGAAACGTCTAACTTTCACAGGAGTTCATTATGAACAATCTTATAGAGATTAAAGAAAGCACTGTTGGGCAGGAAACTGTTCAAACAATCAACGCACGTGAGTTGCACACATTTTTGGAAGTGAAAACCAGTTTTAAAGATTGGATCACTAGACGCATTCAAGATTATGAATTTAAGGAAGGATGTGACTTTTGCTCATTTTTGAGCGAAACCCCAAAACGGTCGTCCAAGCATGGAATACCATCTTACTTAACTAAGTGCGGTGAATTTTTTGTTTGACAAAATCACGGAAGTATTTATATATGTAAGTTAGGTGCCTAACAAACACCTTAAAATACCTAGCGGATTGGTTGCCGAAATAATCAGTCTTCCGCACATATTAAAGACTTTGACTCATTGTATGCGTATAGCGTATAACGATTTTGTCGGGTGTAGTTATGCTATACAATACCCTTTATGGGGAAAGCATAACGACGGACTAGGTACCGTGTTTGTTAGCACCCGGCGCCCTTTTGGGTGTCATTAACAAACATATCTATTACCTAGGAGTTCATTATGAATACTCTCATAACAATATCAGAACAAACTGTTGGGCAGGAAACTGTTCAGACGGTCAACGCACGTGAGTTGCACGCTTTTTTGGAAGTTGGTCGTGATTTCACAAATTGGATCAAAGACCGTATTAAAAAATACGAATTTGAGGAAGGAAAAGATTATGTTTTAACGCTCGCCAAAATTGGCGAACGTCAAAATGTGGTATTAAAAGAATATCATCTCACCTTAAGTGTAGCAAAAGAGCTGTCTATGGTTGAGAACAATAAGAAAGGTAAACAAGCCCGTCAGTATTTCATCGAATGCGAACGGAAAGCAAAACAGCCTTTAGACCTCGCAAGTGCTTTACAGAATCCTCTCGCAATTAGGCAACTGCTTTTACCTATTGACAATGTTGCAGAAGTATTTATATATGCGAATCAGGTGCTTAAGAAACACCTTAAAACATCTAGCGGATTGGTTGCCGAAATAATCAGTCTTCCGCACATATTAAAGACTTTGACTCATTATATGCGTATAGCGTATAGTGGCCTCGTCGGGTGTAGTTATGCGATACAATACCCTTTATGGGGAAAGCATAACGACGGACTAGATGCCGTGTTTCTTAACACCCGGCGCTCTTTTTGAGTGTCATTAAGAAACTTAATTACATCTAGGAGTTCATTATGAACAATCTTATAGAGATAAAAGAAAGCACTGCTAACAGTGCGACGGTTCAAACTATGTCTAGCCATGAAATTGCTGAATTATGTGGTAAAAGGCATGACCACGTTATGCGTGATATCAAGAAAATGCTTGAAGAATTATATTCTGAAGGAGGTCTCCCCAAATTTGGGGGCACCTATTTAGACAAGCAAAAAAAGACGCAAAACTGCTTTAACCTTCCAAAACGTGAATGTTTAATTCTTGTATCAGGTTACAGCACAACATTACGCGCTAAAATTATAGACCGCTGGCAAGAATTGGAAAAACAAGAAGGGAATTCCCAACTAGACCTCGTAAGTGCTTTGCAGAATCCTCTCACAATTAGGCAATTGCTTTTAGAGAGCATTACACAATTGGAAGATTTGAGAACTGAGGTTAAAACACTTAAACCAAAAGCAGAAGCACTTGAACATTTAAAACGGTCTGACGGTCTGTTTGCTTTATATGAAGCTGCAAAGATGTTAGATGTACGTCCCACAGATTTTACTAAGCACTTACAGTTTCATAAGTGGGCTTATCGTAATTTTCCGGGTGGGCCTTTGTTACCTTGTCAGGATAAAATCAATAGAGGATTGATGGATTGTGTAATCCACACCATTCAAAAATCAGACGGAACAAAAATGAGCGTTTCCAGTGCAAAAATCACAGTCAAAGGATTGGCATGCCTAAGAGAACAATTCCATGGAGGTGTGCAATGAGTAACAGTGTCGATTTTTTATGTGATTTATGGATATCCTTGCTTCAGTTTGAAAGTTATGAAAATGATGATGAAGAGGATTGTATCGCTCTAGTTCAGACTATGGATACAATAGAAAAAGCTTTAATTGCAAAGCTTCAAAAAGAAACTCCAGATACTCTCAAGATTCTGGCAGTTCTTACAGGTTTTGGCGATTCAGAACTTCCCCGAACATTGGATCCTTTGTTGAAAGCTTATAGCCCATGTTCGGATGAAGTATCTTATCAACTGTGAAATAAACCACACTCCCCTTCCCATCTTTAAAGGTGGGGAGAGGTTAAATTTTTCATTTGTATGTTTAGCAAATTACTTACATTGCTGAATAGAGAAATATCATGTCCATAAAACAAAAGAAAACTAAAGCGCGTCTACCACGCGGGTTTGTTGATCGCACAGGTGTAGAGTTACAAGTACTTGAAGCAATGACGGCTCAAATACATGAAGTTTATGAGCTTTACGGTTTTGAAGCACTTGAAACACCGATTTTTGAATATACAGATGCACTTGGAAAGTCTTTACCTGATGTAGATCGCCCAAATGCAGGCGTTTTTTCTTTACAAGATGATGATGAACAATGGATGTCTTTACGCTATGATCTCACAGCACCTCTTGCGCGTTATGTTGCTGAAAATTTTGAAGTCTTACCAAAACCTTATCGTAGTTATCGTTTAGGATATGTTTTTCGTAATGAAAAGTCAGGACCAGGGCGTTTTCGTCAGTTTATGCAATTGGATGCTGATATTGTAGGGGCACCAACAGTAGCAGCTGATGCAGAAGTCTGTATGATGGCCGCGGATAGTTTAGAAAAATTAGGGTTTAAGCGTGATGAATATGTCATTCGTGTGAGTAATCGGAAAATTTTAGATGGTGTTTTGGAAAATATTGGTTTGGGGGGAGATGAACAATCAGACAAACGCTTAACTGTTTTCAGGGCAATTGATAAGCTTGATAGACTTGGTGTTGAAGGTGTGCGTTTGCTTTTAGGGAATGGACGTTTGGATGAAAGCGGTGATTTTACAAAAGGAGCGGGACTGGCTGATGACCAGATTGAGTATATCATTAGCTTACTGAATGCGAGGGGCGAAACTACAGAAGAAACGATTAATAATCTCAAAAAACGTAGTTGACCGTAATGTTTGTGGACTTGAAGGAATTCGTGAACTTGAAGAAATACAGGAGATTTTTGTCGCTAATGGTTATAAGGATTGCATGAGGATTGATCCATCAGTTGTGCGAGGGTTGGATTATTACACAGGGCCTGTTTTTGAAGCTGAATTGCGTAATACGTGTGAACAAAAGCTTACCTTTGGATCTATTGGTGGGGGTGGCCGTTATGATGGTCTGATTGCACGCTTTCGTGATGACAATGTTCCCGCGACAGGTTTTTCAATTGGTTTGTCCCGCTTAATGGTAGCTTTGCGCAGCTATGGAAAATTGCGTGTGAATGCAAAGACAGGCCCGGTTGTGGTGTTAATAATGGACCGAGAACCAGACAGTATTGCACGTTATCAGAAAATGGTGAGGCAACTACGTGAAGAAGGCATTCGCTCTGAAGTATATTTAGGAGAGTCAGGTATTAAAGCGCAAATGAAATATGCAGATCGACGCTGTGCACCTTGTGTGGTGATTCAAGGGTCACAAGAACGCGAACGTGGAGAGGTTCAGATTAAAGATTTGGTAGAAGGTGCGCGTTTAGCAAATGAAATTAAGGATAATCAAACATGGCGTGAAAGTCGCCCTGCACAAATAACCGTTAAAGAAAATCAATTGGTTCAAGCTGTGCAGAATATTTTGGGAAAATATGATCTTCTTTAATAACACAGAAAACAGTTCTGTGGATGGAAACCTATTAAGAAAACTGAAAAACATACAGAGGTTACAGAAGGAATGACTATGTTTCATATACCTGAAAAAATTAGATTTTTAAAGACGCACCATAATGGAGACGCAACCTTAGAACAGGATGCACTCTTGACCTCAAAAACAAATATTCAATGGCAGAAAATTTTTGATGATCTTCTCTTCTATGTCTACAACAGTTGCCAAGGAAAAAATAAAAGAAAAAATCCTAATATTAGTTTTCAGAAAGACGTTATTGATTTTTTTCATGATCATGATGCGGTTGAGCAGCGTATTGCAGCTATCAATTATTATTTGTCTGACCGTTTGTTTAAAAACGATTTTGATTATTGTGAGATAAAGAGATGTTGGGAGTTTAGTGGTTTTGATGATTTTTACTTAATAGCACAAGTAGATGGCTCTGTATTTTCTCTCTATAAAGGAGATGAGAAATACCGTAAGATTTTTTATTCTAAAGTTGTGAATAAAAATCCTCTTTAATGCTTACATCATTTGGATTTATCCCCTAGCCTTAAATAACGTTAGAGTAATGGTATATCTAACAAAATGAGGAGAAGATCTTTAAGCTTTTTCTAAAGATGTATGTTCTTCATTTTGGGTGGGTGTTAGGCTAATTTGCAAATTCAAAGCACTCAAAACATTAAAGAAAGTTGAAAGCTTAGGATCACCTTTGTCGCTTAAAGAGCGATAAAGAGATTCTCGATTTAAACCTGTTTTATTGGAAATAGTTGCCATTCCTTGTTTGCGTGCAATAATGCCTAATACATGTGAAACATAGCCACTGTTTTTAGTTTCTAAAGCATCTTGTAATAATTCTTTAAAATCTTCAGGCGTTTTGAAATACTCGCTAGCATCAAAGGGTGTTATTTTCATCATTGACCTCTTTTACTATTTGTAGGGCTTTTTCGATATCCTTTTGTTGAGTAGATTTATCACCACCATTAAGGAGTAGAATAATTTCTTGCCCTTGTTTTATAAAATAAACTCGATAACCAGGACCATAATTTATTTTTAATTCTCCAATACCGTGGAAATATTTAGCATCACCAAAAAGACCATATTCAAGACGCAAAATACGTGTAGCAATTTTCTTTTGTGCTTGTCTGTCTTTTAAGGAATTTAACCACTTGGTAAAATGCAGGGTTTTTTTAATAATAAACATATGTAGCTTTTAAGCGACTTAAAAGGTAATGTCAAACACAATTTCTATTTGATGACAGTAAATTTTTTTATTTAGTCAGATATGTTTTATTTTAAATTTCCACTGAGGTAGTTTAGAGAGAGCGTATGCAATTTGTCCTCTATGACACATGCATACATTTGCTTCAAAACAAGTAATTGCAATGCGTTTTCTGTCTAAGAGCAGCTGATATAATTTTTCTAATTCAAGAGAATTATCTTTAAGAGTTGTATTGTTATAGTCTTGAAAAAGACGCTCATAATCTCTTTGCGTTTTCAAATCTTGACGCTTTTCAGAAACAATACCCAGCTCTGGAATATGCCTATATTCAATACCCAATGCATTTACAATTTTAGATAATTGCGTTTTGGAAAACCCATATTTGCGACTTAATGGGTTTTTGCGAACATCACATAAAGTTTTGATATTATTTTTGATAAGACGATTGAGATAATTTTCAAAAGATTGCCCCTCATACCCAATGGTGAAGAAACAAAAGGTTTCATCCTTTGGTCGAAATGCATTGATTTTTTCTAAATCTTTTTTCTCCATAACATTATTTGCTATACAGCTGTTAATCGCAAAATATGGATAGTTTTTGTAAACATACCGAATAAGTTCATTACCTTTAAGTTTGCTAAATTTTTCAACAAATGAAGAAATTTTCTTTTGTGTAGCAAATTCAATATCAGCACTATAATCATTCTTTATTGATGTCAGCTGCCAATCATTTTCATCGGCAAGCATGCCTAATTCTATAAGCTTGTGTTTATCAGCATGAGATTGAAAAGAGAAACAACCATATTTGTAAGGTACAAACTCATAACTTTGTTTTTCTTCGTATTGTGTAAATAAAAATAAATATTTTTGAAAATCTATACTTGAAAGACGTCCTCCAAATTCTTGAAGCAAGGCTAACAATAGTTTTTGCCGTTTGAATAAGGTTTTGCCTTTTACTGTCTTCATAGTGTTATTTCTGTATCTGATTGACGTAGATGAATTTGAAAAAAACACTCAAATTTCAACAAGTGCGCTGGTTTATGATTTGCTTAAAAGCAAACAAATGAAATTATAGCACAAAACAGCATTTATGCACGGATAAAATCAACAATAAAATGTTTATTTTCAGTTATTTATGCTGTTTTTTATTTGGAAAAATGTACTGTATATGCTATAGTAAAAGCAGCTTTTCATATCCGTATTTCATTTCAATTATTTTCCTTAGAAAAGATATAAAGACATGCTTAATAAAGTAACTTTAATTGGCTATCTGGGTGCCGATCCAGAAAGCAGAACAATGCCATCTGGAGTAGAAGTGGCGAATTTTCGTATAGGCACTTCTCAAAGATATGTAGATAAAAAAACAGGTGAAAAGGTAGAGAAAACAGAATGGCACTCTATCGTGGTTTTTAATCCACATCTTGTAAAGGTTGCACTTCAGTATCTGAGTAAAGGTTCCAAGGTTTATGTTGAAGGTCAATTACAGACGCGTAAATGGCAAGATAAAAGCGGGCAAACACACTACACAACAGAAATTGTCTTGCCGCAATATAAGGGGGAATTGAAGATCCTTGATAGCGTTCAAAAGTCTGATCCTGACATGACCACTCAAGAGCAAGCAACGGCATGGGAGAGCGATGGTCGAGAGTCTTCAGAAACAACTTTAGATGACAATATCCCGTTTTAATTAGGAAGATTATTCATGGAGAAATGAGGAAGGTCTAAAATGACTATTCATTATACTGTTACAGAACAAAAAATAGATTCATTAAAAAATTACGCAATATATATTCGGCATTTTAATATGGCCATAGGTATTTTGTTAGGGACGTTCATAACTTTAGTTTTGGTGACAATATGGGATAAAAGCCATTTGGGAGAGAAAATAACAGTTTTTTTTGTAATAAGCGCTTTCCTTATGTGGCTCCTTTATTTGAAGCGAAAGACGCAATCCAAGATAGAGAGAATTTGGCAATATATTAAAAAGGCATCTGAGGGCGTGAATGAAGAAACGTAAGAAACGGGGAAGACCTAGAATAGAAGGTCAAATAAGAGAACCCAATGGACGTATCTCACGTGCAAAAACGCCTGATAAATCTTCATATCAACAGACACTTGAAATGCGTGCCAAGCGTTATGGGGCGAGTATTCAAGATGCGAAAAATCCGCTTATTGGCACTTATGTAGGGCGGTTATATTTATTGGAAAAAAAGATTAATCAAGATCAGTACGATGCATCACAACAGTATATTCGAGTGTTAAACGATTATCGGTGTGCGAAAGGATTTCCGGGAGTAGTCTATGACGATGTAAATCCTAGTCACGATCAAGACAGTCTTGAGAGATGGGCTGAAATAGCAACTGATCGTTATAAAGCGATGCAAGAGGTTATCAGAGAAGCACAAGGGTTATATCGTCAGTATAACCTTCACGCTGCGTTACAGTATATCGTTATAGAAGATCAACAACTGCCATACCTTGTCAGTTCTCTACGCATGGCTCTCAATGCTCTTCAGAAATATTTTTCGCAAAAGCGTTAAAATAAGATACACAAACTTTCGAAAAAAAAGACATGACGTAAAACGTTTTTCTGTACAATGCGTTGTACTTGTATTACAATAAATACAAAAGGTTAGGAATATATTATGACAATATCTATTCGATTGCCAAGTGATCTTGAAACGCGTTTGAATAATTTAGCCCTTAAAACAGGACGTACAAAGTCTTTTTATTTGCGTGAGATTATTGAACAGGGAATAGAGGAAGCTGAGGATTATTATTTAGCTTCACAAGTAAGAGAACGTGTTCGAAAGGGAGATGCTACTTTTTATAGCTCTGAAGAGGTGAGGAAAGAGCTTGGTTTGGACGATTAAATATGAAAAAAAAGCTCTCAATTTTTTAAAAAAATGTGATAAAAGAGAAGCGCGCCGGATTGTTGATTTTTTAGATAAGCACATTGCCGTCCTTGAAGATGTGCGTGTAGTGGGTAAACCTTTAAGAGGTCCATTATCAGGCTTGTGGAGATATCGTGTGGGAGATTATAGGATATTATGTGATCTCCACGATAAAGAGCTTTTGGTCTTGGTTTTGGCTGTGGGACATAGAAAAAATATATATAAAAACTAAAATAACCATTTGCGCTTAGAAAGTACCATATTTAGGTTGATTGAAATAAAAAATACCAGATTATGATTTTTTAGTTGACATGGGGATATAAATAGTATTTAATAACACTGCGGCGTTAGTTTTATTGCGCCTAAAATTACAGATTTATGTAAATTTTTCTTTTGAGTTTTGTTGTTAAAAGCCCTGCAAATGCAGGGTTTTTTGATTCAACAACTCAAATTCAGTCACTCCTATTTTTTTATGATTTACTGGCCTCACTCCTCCCCTCCTGAGAGTGAGGTTTTTTTTATGTCTCAATCTCTCCAAAGGAATAACCCATGGAAAAAGTACAAGTAGTCATCACAAGACCTATGTGTGTTCTTGGTGATAACAAAGCAACCGTTCGTTTTGAACCTTCCACAAAAAGTAATCCATTCGTTGAGGTTTCTTATCAGGTTTACTGTCGTCTTAAACGCGCCGGTGCTGCCAAAGTTTATCAAGAATGGCTATCACAAAATGTCAATGAAAAACCTAAACCTAATGAGCAAGAGGTTTCTATAGAGACAGACATTCAAGAAGTTACACAGATCGTTGAGCAGATTACACAAACGTCTATAGAATCTGACAAACAATCTCAAAACGAGCTTAATGAGCAAGAAGTCTCTGTAGATGTAGACATTCAAGAGGTTACACAGATCGTTAAAGAAGTTGAACAAACTGTCGATGAAAAACTAGGGCTTAATGAGCAAGAGGTTTCTGTAAATGTAGATACTCAAGATGTTGAGCAAACATTAGTAGAATCTAGTGAACAGTCTCCAAAAGCAAAAACTTCTAAATCCACAACGCGTGCGACAAAGAAAGCTTAAACTGTGAAATCAAATAGCCATGCAAAGCAAGTTGAACGCTTTGCTGAGACTGCTCAAAATTATATCACGCGCTTAACAAGCATTTTAGCAGAGCCAAATACTGAAGTACGGCAAGCCTTTGACAGTTTCTTAGCAAAATTGCGTGATGATTTAAATAACACGACTACAGAAGGCGATGCGATTGAAATGCTTGCACAGCATATTATCATGCTTCCTGTATTTGAAGTGTTGTTTGAAGGGTATCAATTTACTCGTGAAAATCCTGTATCACGTGCTATACAGTGTGTTCTTGATGCGCTTAAGAAAGCTAACTTTGAGCAAGAATCCAAAGATCTTGAGAGCTTTTACGCTGGTGTAAAATTACGGGCCAGTGGAATTACTGATCCACAAGAAAAGCAAAACTTGATTTTAGAGATTTATGAGAAGTTTTTTCGTTATGCTTTTCCACTCACTGCTCAAAAACTAGGTATTGTCTATACTCCTACTGAAGTGGTCGATTTTATTATTAATTCAGTTAATGAGGTATTACAAACTGAATTTGGCAAAACACTTGGTTCACCTGGTGTTAAGATTATGGACCCGTTTACGGGAACGGGAACTTTTATCACACGACTTTTACAATCTGGACTGATTAAAAAAGAGGAGATGGAATATAAGTTCCGTCATGAGATTTATGCCAATGAAATAGTACCGTTAGCATACTATGTCGCGGGCATTAATATTGAAGCCACATATCATAGCATTATGGGTGGAGATTATGTGCCATTTGAGGGGCTTTGTTTAACCGATACATTCCAGCTTTATGAGCGACAGCAGGAAAAAGACCTGCTTACCCCTTAGAATTGTTTCAACGGGTAATTACTGTAAGTCTAGAAACAATGAAAATTGTTCGTCATCTTCCAAAATTGGAAATGAGAGAAGTCGAAAATACTCAAAAAACTCTACACTAAAAAGGATTAGGTTTTGGGGTTAAAGATCCATGCCAAGTGGTATCTGCAACAGGCAGAAAATACTTTTACAAGTCTTCAAGCCCCGCGTCTTCATTGGGCTTTGCGTAATGCTATTAATACCACAGCAAAGCAGGTTGAACGTTTTGCAGAAAAGAAAGTTGCAGAGGATGCTTCAATTCCACCAAAGCGTGTTAAGAAAGGTATTTATATTAGCGGCAAAGCCACGGCAAAATTTCTTGAAACGGATATCATTGGTTCAGCTTCTCTACTTCCTCTTAAGATTTTTTAAGGCAAGGGAAACGAAACGTGGCGTGATTTATAAAATCTTCGGTAAAAGAGAGATCATGCCCCATGGTTTTATTCGGGGAGGAAAATTTCCAGAGCGTGTCAATCTAAAGATGGGAGGACACGTCTTTACAAGAACCTCTGGAGATAGGTTCCCAATTGCAAAACAAGACGGCACCTCAATTGCTTATGTCATGTCTAAACCAAAGGTCTCAAGTTCTATTGAACACCATGCACGTGAGAGGCTAACCAAAAATATACAGAGCCAAATTGCTCGGCAAGAATATATGGTCAATCAAAAGGCCCCACGCTCTTAAATTATACCAATTATATAAAAGCATATGATAATGATTTTAATGTTTCAAAACCAAATTATCGAGAGAAAAGTTTTTAAAAGGTACTTTCCAGTGGGGTACGTGTGTTGCGGGGCAATCAAGCGCAACATATCGCTAGCGACAGAATTTTTAAATGACTGTACATTGTACACATAACTTATTGGAAAATAACAATTATCATACGCTATCTTCCTTCCATGGCGAGATAGCTTTTAAGCCATTTGTTTAAATTTATCTATTTTAGCAAATTCATCAGCTTTTTCAGTTTGTAGTACATTAACGTCGTAAGCAGCTTGCATGTTAAGCCAGAATTCAGCTGTGGTATCAAAAAAATAGGCCAATCTTAGCGCTGTATCAGGAGTTATAGGGCTATTTTCAGCAACAATACGCTCTATCCGGGTACGTGGAACATTTAATGCTTTAGCAAGAGCATAAGCAGAAAGGGCATATTCTTTTAAATATTCCTCCCGTAGAATTTCTCCGGGATGGATCGCTATGTAATTTTTCATCTCAAACTCCTACAGATCAATGATAATCTACAATTTCAACTTTATAAGCACCATTAGAACGCCACTCAAAACAAATACGAAATTGGTCATTGATACGGATAGAATATTGACCACGGCGATCACCTTTCAATGCTTCTAAGCGATTTCCCGGGGGGCTACGTAGATCTTTAAGATTAGCTGCTTTATCGAGCATAAATAATTTTCTTTGAGCCATGCGCATCAAGGCTACCGGAAAACCTTTTGGTAGCTTACCTTCTAGAAGGTCCTTACATCGTTTATCCGCAAAGTTTTCAATCACCAAATTACTTTCATTTATTAGTTTATGTATCGTGATATGATACCAATTTAAAAGAAAAAATCAATAAAAAACATTCAATCATGGAAGATTATGAATAAAAAGAACAGACAAGGACTGTCGATTCGTGCTTTTGCGAAGAAGATGGGTGTTTATCCTAATGCAGTTGTTGCTCGTTTTAAAACGGGAAAGTTTGATGAAGCCATTTATGATGACGGTTCTATCAATGAAGAATTAGCCACTGCTCTATGGAATGAGAATCCCACCAAGCAAGCCTATATTGTAGGCGATGATGGAAAACCTCGCACAAAGACAAAGCAGGATTCTATAGAAGGAGCTAACGAATACGAGATAAAACTCAAGAGAATGCAAGTTGCTCTTGAAAGAGAAAAAATTGCTCTTGAGCAGTTACGAGAGACAACTGTTGATCGTGAAGAAATGAAGAAGGCGGTAAGTTGTTTTGCAAGAACCCACCGTGATGCCATGTTGCATTTTCCTCATCGTTACGGTGCGCGTATTGCAGCTCAGGTCGATTGTGATACTGCAAGCCTCATTGGTACCATTGATTACTATATACGAGAAGCTTTACAGGAGGCAGTTGATATTCCTCTTCCTTTTCATGATCAAAACCATCCCGATCATAAGGAAGAGAAAAGTGATTGATACAGTAATTAAGGAAGTTTTTTTAATTGCCAATGAAGCACGTAAACCAGATCCTCCCTATACAGTTTCACAATGGGCAGATAAAAACCGTTATTTGAATACAGTAGCCAGTGCTGAACCTGGATTATGGAGAACTAAACGCACCCCTTATTTACGGGAAATCATGGACAATCTTTCCTCTTACGTACCAGTTGAAACAACGGTAGTAATGAAAGGTGCGCAGATTGGTATGTCAGAGGCTGCGTTAAACTTTTGTGGTTATGCTATTCATCATAGTCCTGGCCCTGCTCTTTATGTGATGCCTACAGTTGATCTGGCTAAGAGAGTGTCTAAGAACCGTCTTGACCCTATGATTGAAGCTAGCCCTGCATTAAGCGAACGTATCTCCCCTGCCCGCGCTAGAGACAAGGGGAATACAATGTTCTCGAAAGAATTTGATGGTGGAACATTGATGCTTACAGGAGCAAACAGTGCTGCTAGTTTGCGATCGATGCCTGTTCGTTATTTGGTCCTTGATGAAGTTGACGCCTATCCGCTGAGTGTTGATAGAGATGGTGACCCATTAACTCTTGCTGAAGAACGCACCTCGTCTTTTGTCAAACGCAAAATTTTTAAATTATCAACACCAACTCATCGTGACATAAGTCGTATAGCTCAAGATTTTGTCTTAGGAGATCAGAGATATTACAATGTGCCTTGTGATGGATGTGGTACGCTTCAGCCCATTGTTTGGTCGCAAATTAAATGGCCAAAAGGGGCTCCTGAAAAAGCTGTGTTTGTTTGTGCGCATTGTGGTCATGAACATGCTGAACATCGTAAAGAAGATTTATTGTCTGAAGAAAGGGGGGCTTGTTGGATACCAACACAAGAGCCAAGCGAGCCTGGTTTGCGCTCTTACCATATTTCAGCACTGTATTCACCTTGGAGAACATGGAAAGAGTGTGTACGCAAATTTTTAAAGGTGAAAAATGATCCTGCGCGTTTACAGGCTTTTGTCAATACTGTTCTAGGTGAACCATGGGAAGATAAATCAGGAGAAGTCATTGATCCGGATAGCTTGTATGCACAACGTGAAGACTATCCTCTTGCCCCTGCTCAAGTAGTCCTCCTTACAGCGGGTATTGATGTACAAAATGATCGCTTAGAGCTTGAAGTTGTGGGCTGGGGGCGTGATGAAGAAAGTTGGAATATTGATTATCAAGTTCTACCGGGTAATCCCTCTTCTCTAGACGTTTGGGATCAGTTGGATGAGTATCTTCAAAAACGATGGCCACATCCTGGTTTCAAAGACGGGATACAAATAGCAGCAGCTTGTATTGATACAGGAGGCAACCATACACAAGACGTTTACAATTATGTGCGTCCTCGTGAAGGAAAGCGTATCTGGGGCATTAAAGGACAAGCAGGACCACGCCCTGTATGGCCACGTCGCCCCAGTAAAAATAACAAAGGACAAATTAATTTATATATCGTTGGTGTTGATTCAGCAAAAAATACCATCACAAGTCGCTTTAAAAATTCAGGTCCTGAAGCGTCAGGAGCTGGTGCAACGCACTTTCATAAAAATCTTGATCGAGAATATTTTGAGCAGCTGACTGCTGAAAAAAAGGTGATCAAATATTTTAAAGGCCATCAGCGAATAGAATGGCATAAAAGTGACACAGCAAGAAACGAGGCTCTCGACTGTAGGGTTTATGCTTATGCTGCCTTACAGGGTCTGATTTTAGCGGGACTTAATCTCAATAAAGAAGTCGACATCTTAGAAGAGCGCTTGAAAAACATTGAAAGCCCTTCAACAGATTCATACTACCCAAAAAGACTAAAACCAGAACCTGAAAAGCAATTTATCAGAACATCGATCAGTGCTTACATGCAAGGGAATAGGGAGTAATTTATGTACGAAAAATCAAACCAAGTGAACTGGAAATACGAAAGACTTGCACAGCTTAAAAAACGACGCGAGCAATTGGAAAACGCACTTTATTCAGGAGCACAATCTGTCCGTCACGGTGATAAGCAAGTCAATCATCGTTCGACTGAAGATATACGCAAAGCCCTTACAATGCTGGCTGAGGAAATAGCAATTCTTGAAGGGTACAAGCCTTTATACCCTTTCTACTCTTTTTATCTTAACACATCACGAGGTTATTAATGATGTCTTCTCTTGTAAATCAAATCAATCATAACCCACATTTTGAAGCCGCAAGCCGTAGCCGTCGATTAAATGGATTTGACCCTGCAAAAAAACACATCAATAAAGCTATTGAAGAATGTGGCGATACAATTGTTGCTCGTTCAAGATGGCTTTACGATAATGAACCCCTTTACGGATCTGCAACGGAAGAATGGGTTTCAGCAGCAGTAAGTGATGGGATTAAGCCCTACCCTAGAATTGAAGGGTTTCAGGAAGAAAAGAAAAAGCTTCTTGATCTTTGGTGGCAATGGGTCGATGAAGCTGATTATGATGAAGATGCTAATTTTTATGGTCTTCAAGCAACAATTGCTCGTGAGGTTTTTTTAACTGGTGAGTGTTTTGTAAGACTACACTATACCGACTTTTATGAGCGCTCACGTGTACCACTTCAATTACAAATTTACCCTTCAGAAATGCTGGACTTAACCTATAACGGACCAGCAGAAACTAAAGGCAACACCATTCGTATGGGAATTGAATTTAATGCAAAGGGTAAGCGTGTCGCTTATCATTTTTGGAAACGTCACCCTCACGATGATCCTCAGATAACTCAGGTATTTACAGGTCAAGAACGCATTAGAGTGCCTGCTGAATTGGTTATTCATATCAAAGATCGCCGCACTGCAGGACAACTGCGTGGATGCCCCAAAGTCACGCGCTGTATGACGAAGATCTTTCAACTTGAAAGTTATGATGATGCAGAACTTGAGAGAAAAAGAACCGCTGCTCTTTTTGCTGTCTTTATCACAGGATCAGACTCTGGTGAGACGATAGCGCCAGACAATCATGGTGAAAATAAATCCGAACCTCCTTCACAAACACTTCCCGACTTGCCAATGACGCCAGGATCAATCAATGTCGTGGATGGCAATAGACAAATTACATTCTCCAATCCTGTAGAAGTTGGAGGTTCTTATGAAGCCTTTCAATATCGCAATAATTTAAAAATTAGTGCAGCTTTAAATATACCTTATGCCATTGTTACAGGTGATGTAACACGAGGTAACTTTTCTAACGTACGCACATCCATTATTCAGTTTAGACGTCACATCAAACAATGGCGTGAAAACATCATCGCTTTTCAATTCAATCGCGTTATTTGGGAACGCTTTGTCCAACTAGCCGTGCTTGCTGGGTGTGTTGAGTTGCCAGGATGGGAAGAAAATCCTTTACCATGGATCCAATGTGAAAGCTTTGCGCCACCACTTGAGATGATTGATCCAAACAAAGACATCTCAGCTGAAAAAGAAGAAATCCGGGGAGGCCTAAAAACACGACGTATGGCACTTGCTGAGCGTGGTTTTGATATTGATACCATTCACGCAGAATTGGAAGAAGAACAAAAAGACGCAAAAGCACGGGGATTATCATTCGACACAGATGGTGAAGATTTTTCTACTGGTTTGAGTAACACTGACGAACCGGATGAAAATGATCACAACAATAAAGCGCATGAAGATGAAGAATAACATTGATATGCCATTTTTGGTTTCACGACTTTTTAATGTACCGCATATGCTCGCCCCTACAAAGTTTGATGTCATTCTCAATTTAATGACACCACGCCTTTTTGAGGGAAATAAATTTTCCCCTGGGGCATTTTCTCAAGAGGATTCTATCTTTCAAGCTCCTCCAGAAACTTATGTGGTTAAAAATCATGTCGCTATTCTTCCGGTTCATGGCACGCTTGTGCGTCGTGGTGCGTGGCTTAGTGCTGCGTCAGGATTAACTTCTTACGATGGTCTGCGCGAGGCTTTTCAAGAAGCCATTGGGCAACCTGATGTTCGTGCAATTTTACTGGATATTGATAGTGGCGGTGGCGAAGCAGGTGGTGTTTTTGATTTAGTTGACGCGTTTCGTTCGCTTTCACAAGAATACAATAAACCCATCTGGGCACATGCCAATGAAATGGCCTGTTCAGCAGCTTATGCCATTGCTTGTGCGGCTTCTCAAATTTGGGTTGCACGCACGGGTATTGTTGGATCAATTGGGGTTGTGTGTGCTCACCTTGATCAGTCCCGTGCTGATGAAATGGACGGATATAAATGGACTTTTGTCTATGAAGGAGATCACAAAGTTTACGGTAATCCTCACGAGCCATTGGCTGATAAAGCCCTTGAAAAGATGCAAGCAGATTGTGCGCTTCTCTATGACATGTTTGTCGATTTAGTTGCACAAAACAGACCTACAAGTGCTCAAGCGATCCGCGAGACGAAAGCAGAGACATTTATAGGCGCTCAAGCTGTAGAGCTTGGGTTAGCAGATGCGCAAGGCACATTTGCACAAGCTTTGGAAGCTCTAACCGCTTCCATTCAATAACCCCTGAATATAAAAATAAACAAAGGAATTAAATATATGGTGAATCTATTACGTACAATATATCGCGCCAAAGATGATGGTGAGCTTTCCGCACAATTGCCTGCAGGAGAGGAAAGCGAAAAAATTGAAGCTTCTGCAGAAGTAAGCGCTGTTGACATTGGTGTTAACGCTGAAACTTTTACCAAAGACAGCAACACAAATGAAGATAATAACGCAATCATTCAATCGACACTTGAACAAGAAAGAAAGCGGGCTCAGAGCTTTATGACTCTGGAAAAGCAAGCGCAGCGTTTAGGTGTTTCTTTTAATGCAGCACAAGCTATTCAAAATGGTATGAGCTTAGAGGAAGCAAAGAGTCTCATTCTAGCTAATGCTACGTTACAAAGCGAGGCTTTAGCTGTATCGCCTTATGCACCCCATCCGGAAGGAAACACTCAGGCAAATATCTATGCAAAATGGGATAAAGTTTGGAGAGCAATACAATGAGTAAAGTTTTTTATGAAGGTCCTCGTGATAGCGCTTATCTTGGGCGTTATGATCCTGATATGTCAAACGAGGAAGTAATCTTTGCAAAAGGACCTGAAGTTTCAGCGGGAACCGTTATGGGGCTTGTGAAATCAACGGGCAAATATGTGCCGTTTAACCCTGATGCATTAGATGGCAGTGAAATTCCAGCGGGCATTTCTTATGCCAATGTTGATGCGTTACAAAGCGATCAACGTGCAACGATTACAGTGCGGTTATGCACGGTAAAAGCATCTGAACTGATATGGCCTGAAAAAATTGATGAAAAGAAAAAGGAAACTGCCATTCAGATCTTAGAAAAAAATAACATTCTATTGCGATAGGAAACATACAAATATGGACATGGATTTTTTTAATCATAACGCTTTTTCATCGACAACAATGATGAAAGCAATTGAAAATTATGAATTTAAACCTGGTTTAGTTGGTTCACTTAATCTTTTTGAGGAAATTGAATCAAAGACAAAAGTAGTTGGCATTGAAAGACGTAACAATACGTTATCGCTCATTAAAACAAGTGAACGTGGCGCGCCTTTAATAGAGGCCAATAGAGATAATCGTGATCTTCGGTTTTTCCCAACGACACGTATTGCTAAAGGGGACACTATAACATCGGAAGAAATTCAAGACCGTCGAGAGTTCGGTACAGAAGATCGGCTTGAAACAGCGATGAGATTTATCGCTAAAAGGCAAAAGAAGCTGATTGAGGAAATTGAACTGACTTGGGAAAATATGCAGCTTGGAGCTATTCAAGGTGCTGTTCTTGATGCTGATGGATCAATGCTTTATGATTGGTATAAAGAATGGGGTATCGAACAACCAAAGCCTATTGATTTTAAACTCGATGATGACACAACAGATGTTGCCAATATGGTTGATCAAGTCGTCATCAAGATGATTGAAGCATCACGCGGTGCATTCTCTGATCGTTCTTGGATTGTTGGGCTTTGTGGACATGAATTCTTTTCTAAGTTAAAAAGCCACAAAACAATTCGTGAAACCTTTTTAAATACATCTTTAGCTCAGATATTAAATAGTCCAGGAGGAGTAGCAACACCTGGCGCTATAGGGTCTGGAAGCTTTGGGAGTTTTGATTTTGCAGGTGTGACATTTATCAATTACCGTAGTATTTATAATTATAATGCGGGCTCTAAACGAGGTACTAAACGGGCTTTGGGTATCAAGCCTGATGAATGTCAATTCGTTCCTGTTAATGCCCCGGGTGTATTCCAAAAAACATTTTCTCCGGGTGAAAGTATGGAGTTTGTCAATACAATTGGTAAACCTCTTTATACGGTTCTTGTAACGGATAAAGAACGCAATGCATGGGTAAGACCTGAAGTATACAGTTACCCACTCTTCATTTGCACGCGTCCTGAAATGCTTTTCAAAGCAACAGTGAAAGCGTAATAAAATGCAATGGTATGGGCTGCTCAGTCAAATGATTGAAGATGTACGCGACACTTTTGGGCAGCCCGTTATCTATACACGAAAGAAAACAGGGCAATCTTTTCATATCATAGCGATTTATAGCATTAAGCATGCAGAGCCAGAAGCTGGGGGAAGAGTAAAAACAACAATCCCAAGAAAAGAACTTGATGTTTGCATCAATGATATTGGAGGCGTGCTTCCTAAACTTGGAGATCGTATTGTTCTTCTTGCTTCTCAAGAGAATTTTACTGTCGCAAATGTACAAGCTTCGGAATCAAATATGTATAAGCTTATCCTTCGTGAGGACGCTGTGTCTGATGTAAAGTAAATTTTTTTATTACTCTCTCATCTCCACAGGTGGAGAGATAATTAACATTGTGGTTTAATTCCTTTTTTGCATTTGGTTTTAGCAACCACTTGCTTTTGTTAAGATTTCACCCATACGCGTGCGCCAGTTTTTACCTTGTTCCTTAAAAGAGGCAATAACTTTGGGGTCAAGACGTAGAGTAATCGCTTGTTTGGGAGATTTAACTGGTGGGCGTCCACGCTTACGACGCTCTTCTGTTACATATTTAAAGAAGGAGGTAGGTAAAATTTCTTTAGCTGGTTTTAAGCGTGCAAGCTCTTCGTCTGTAAGTGGTGGCGAATCCACTGCATCCCAATCTTCTTTTGTGTAGCCACATCCTTCTTTAAAGGTTTTTTTGATAGTCATTAAAAACCTCTCTTTCTTTCTTATTTGCTTGACGAAAACTGATAATAGATATTGCTTCAATACCCAGTTTTGCAAAAATAATAACTGCTGTGTTATCAGCAAAATGTCCAATAGCTTTCATGCGGTTTGAATGTGTTGCATCAATAAAGGCGTGCTCCCAGTCAAAATAAATAACATCTGCAAAATCAAGCTTATGTTTATCAATGTTCGAAACTCTTTTTGGTTCATCCCACACTATCTTCATATATTTTATGTACACTTAAAATATGATATCGTCAACAAAAAAGTGTACTTTAATTCATATAGAGCTATAAAGAAAAGAATTACAGCTTCGAAGAGATACATCTATTCGAATTACAGTCAATGCCCATGACTTACATGCCTTTTCAGAAATGAAATCTGAATTTAGAAACTGAATTAAAAATCGTATTGAACAGTATTTTAATGAAAGAAAAAACTTTATAACTACGGTAAATTTTACCGGGGTGGAGAAACAAAAAACTACCACCTTACTTAACCAACTATTTATTACATGGAGCAATGAATTTTTCATTAGACAATATAACAGGAATTAAGATGCATCCACGAGATACGTTAAGAGAAACGTTTGTTGAGTTGATTAAAGCTGGCAAGACATCGGCTGGTGATGAAGTTTACAATATGCGAGACTTTAATTTCTCTACTGGAAATCACCCATTTGTTAATGTGTCAACCCAAAATGAAACAATAGAAGATGGGCACGATTATGGGGCAAGACGACGTATTTTAACGGTTGATGTTGAATGCTATGACACGAGAGACAATGGAGCACGTTTTGTTGATCAATTAGCCTGGGAAATTGAAGCGATTTTCCATAGCAATCCCAGTCTCAACAACACAGTTGAAAACTGTCGCTTACAAAACATTGCCATGGCTTTTGGTGATAATGGCTCCTTAGCATTGCATGGTTCTATTTTAACCTTTGAAGTCACTTATGTAACCAATATCCCTTCTGAAGAAGAAGATGCTGCCTTTTTTGAGCCTTGTGTAGGCTTTGATCCCGATACAGGTCTTAACAATAAGGATCAATATCAAACCACTGGAAATTCCCCATGTTAGAGCGGCGTGATAGCGAAATTACAGATTTAAAAAGGCGGGTGGCCAATATGGTTATGGTAGGCAAGATTAGCCACGTTGATCATAAAAACGCACGCTATCGTGTTCAAAGTGGTAATATTGTAAGTGATTGGATTCCAGATACACAGGCCCGTGCAGGAAAAACGCGTTCCTATGAAGGGCGTGATGTGGGCGAGCAAGTCATTGTCCTTTCCACATCAGGTGATTTATCGCAAGGGATGATTATTGGCTCTATTCATACAGATGCCAATCAAGCAGCTGATAAGGGCAATATTCATACAACTATATACCCTGATGGCACAACGGTTGAATATGATGATGAGACAAGCACTTATTCATTGACGATTAAGTCAGAAGGCAAATTCATTTTAACAATTTCCGATGGAGTTTCAATAAAAGGTGAAGGAGGTGAATTAGAAATCACCGCCCCAGATGGCATAAAGATTATTTCAGAAAGTGATATGACTTTAAAGGCAGATGGAAACATGACACTAGAGGCACAAGGAGATGTTTCTATCAAGTCAAGTGATGGAGTTTCTCTTGAGTCAGGCAGTCATATGTCCCTTAAATCAAGTAGTGGCACTTCTCTCAAAGCGGGTGGTGAGGTGTCTGTTAAGTCAAGTGGGTTAAAACATAATAGCATTAACGTCGGAAGCGGACATAAACACCCTGGTGTTACATCTGGTGGTGCTATGACGGGAGGCCCCATTTGAGTATAGGAATGAATTGTGAAACAGGCAAATCCATGATCGGGCTTGACCACTTGCGTCAGTCCATCATGGATATTTTAATGACGCGGATAGGTACACGGGTTATGCGTCGTGATTACGGATCACGTGTTCTTGATCTGATTGATGATCCGGTCAATGAAACCTTTAAGGTTGCCATTTATGCAGCCGTTGCAGAGGCTTTAGATAGATGGGAGCCTCGTTTGAAGCTTAAACAAGTGAATTTAACTTCTGTTGAAAAGGGAAAAGTTTCCATATCCTTTGAAGGAATTTACGTCCCTTCAGGAAAGCCCATCACGATGGAAGGATTACAGATAGGATGAATGAGGATTTCATAAAACCAGAAATCATTCCAGAGCTTTCTATTGAAGAAATACGTGCTGCCTGTCTTAAGAGTTTAAAACAGCTTTTACCCAATTACACACCTTTGGAAAGTGATCCAGCGGTTAAAATCATTGAGGTTGCAAGCTACAGAGAATTTCTCTTAAGGCAGCGTATTAATGAAGCTGCACGCAATACCGTTCTTGACTTTGCAAAGGGAGAAGCTCTTGATGCTTTAGGGCAATGGCATGGCGTTGAACGCTTAGAAGGTGAAAGCGATGACAGCTATCGTGAACGCATTAAGCTTCGTGTACGGGCTGGTAAAGGGGGTGGAACAGAGCCTTATTACAGATATTTCGCCTTATCAGCAGATAACCGTGTGAAGGATGCGATCATTTATCGAAAAGGAAGAAATCCTACCATTCACGTGGCTATTTTTGGCAAGAATGAGCAAGGAACAGCGAGTGAGGAATTGTTACAAAGAGTCAAAGAAGTACTGACAGATAAAAGCGTGATTATGACAAATGATACAATTGAAGTTCACGCTGCAGTGACAAAGGTTTTAGATTTAGAAGCAGATGTTTGGCTCTTACCTGAAATTTCTTTAGAGATCTTAACCCAAATGGAGGCAAATTTACGGGCAGCTTGGAAGAAAGAGCAAGCCCTTGGTCGTGAGTTGAGTTCATCATGGTGGATTTCAAAACTGATGATCCCTGGTGTACAGAAAGTCATTGCTGTTAATCCAACAAATGATATTGCCGTCTCCAGTGAAGAGGTTTTAGCCATTGGTAAAGTGACACTCAACTTCAAAGGTCGTTTATAGTAATGCTTGGGAACTTACTTCCAACAAACACAACAGAATTTGAAAAGCGCCTTGCCGATGCTTGTGACTTTCATAAAAGTATTGAAGATTCAATCAATTTTATCTCCCGTGCAAAGCTTGATATCATAGACCCAAGCTTCTTGCCATGGTTGGTCGAAGAATATGGACTTGGAGAACTCACATCTTATGTTCCAGATTTCTCTGTTTTGCTTGAAACGGGACCGAGCTGGCAGCGGATACGTGGATCTCTAAAAGCTATTGATAAAGGGCTTGAATGGTTAGACCTTAGTGCACATTTCGTAGAGGCATGGCCAGAGCGAAAATGGTGGAATTCATTCCAGCTTTATTTTGATCAATTGCCTGATACAGACAAACTTAAAGCCATTGAAGGGATCGTCAAACTTTCTGAATGTTTACGTTCTGATTTTTGGCGTGGTGTTCACGGGTATGACGCTCCCATTGTAGAGGGGAATATATCTCGCTTAGATGACAGCATATTTGACTCTCAAAGTGGTGCGTGCGCGACAGAAGGTGGCACAGTATTTTCCTTTGGGCGTTCTACAGAAATAAGCCTTACTTTAACTGAAGAAGACGGAAAGCTCATTGGCAATTGGATTGATGATCAAGAAGAGCTCGTTTGGGAAGGTTTGGATTACTCATGGGATAGAGCCAATTTCCCTTGGGGTTCAGCACAAAAAAGCGAACATAACCTATTGAATTTTGTTGATGATGAGGATGATGAGTTCAGCTGGAAAAGTTTAGATTATCCATGGAATGAAGCAAATGTTCCTTGGGTATCAGATCAAAAAAATGGGCGCGATATATTGATGGCGGATTGGTTTAAAGGTCGCACCCTTTATCTGGCTTTAAGAGATAACGATGATAAGCTGATTGGTTATCGAAGATGTAACATTGTCCAGCAAGTGACAAGAGTTTCAGATGGAGTTTACAGTCATTCAGGTCATCACTTTACACCATTTATAAAGGGTACAAAAGTTTTGCTTGCTGCGCGAACGCAATTTCATGATGTTGATAATAAACAAGCAGCATCTGTCTCTATTTTTGTTCATGCGACCCCTGCAAAACACATCTCGCCTGGCAAACTGTGGTTAAAACCTGATGAGCTTATCGGTGGCGTGGAGATTCTTAAAACCCCTATTTCTCTATCTTTACGTAAAGATATTCGTGAACAATTCAAAATTTTATTGAGGTTTTAATATGGAGCATGAAAGCGGTTTACCGTTTGCAATTGACCGATCTGTAGGTAAAGACGAGCAACAAAGTGTTGTATTCTATGGAGAGCGCCCTTTTATTCAAAGTGCAGAACTCAATGAAGTTCAAACCATTATTCGTGGCCGTCATGACCGTTTAGGAAGACTTGTGGCCAAAGAAGGTGACCGTATTGAGCGTGCAGATGCTTTCGTTGATCAAGACACTAAAAAAGTTACTTTGACAGAAGGAAAAATCTTTATCGCAGGGGATATTTTTCCTGTATCAGAAACCGTTTTAAACAATGTCCCCATGTTTGGACGTGTAGAGATCGGTGTGAAACTCCAAAAACAATGGATAACGCATGAAGATGATCCACAGTTATTAGGTCAAATTCCAGGCACATTGGCAGAAGGTGAACCAGGAGCAGCAAGGGAAACAGCAAAACTTGTATGGGCTTTACAAAATGACAAGCAAGAAGGTGTTTTCTTCCCTGTCTATATCTTACAAGATGGTACTTTGATTGATCAAAAGCCCCCTTCATTGTTAGAACCTGCTTTGCAAGCTATTGCAACTTATGACCGTGCTCATGGGCATTATATTGTCAATGGTTGTCGGGTGACAGCCTTAGGACAAAATGACGGCAAACAAATATTTAGTATAGAAGAAGGTGAAGCCAATATTAATGGCTTTAAACATAAACGCCTTGCTGCTTTAAGGCATGAAGAGCCAGAAGACTATTGTGAAGGCATAGTGCCAAGTGAAACACATCTCTTTACATCCAAGAAAGCCAAGGCAACTAAATCGGAGAAGACAAGCTTTACGTTTGAAACCTATTATTTTCCCATCGCAACTGTTCACTCTATTTTACTCACAAAAGAAAAGACCACTAATGTCACACGTGGTGCAGTAGCCTCAGGGCGTGATGGTGTTCCCGATAAAAGTATTGTGAGTTTTGTTAAGGTGACTCAGGATAAAAAGGAATTTAAAGAAGGCGTAGACTTTAAAAAGACTGGTGATACGATTGACTGGTCTTTATCCGGTGATGAACCTAAACCAGGTAGCACTTATGAAGTCACCTATCATTATCGTGCAAAGGTGAATGCTGATAAGATTACAGCGCGGGAAATTACTGTCTCAGATGGTGCTGAAGGTGGAGATATCATTGTCAGTTACACCTATAAACTCCCTCGTATTGACCGCATAGGCTTAAATGCTCAAGGGAATGTAGTTTATATTCAGGGAATTTCAGCAGACAATCCCATAGCACCCAGTGTTCCTGATGATATATTATCACTTGCAACGATCACAAACAATTGGCTTGATTATCCACGTGTCGATAATAATGGCACGCGTGTTGCCCCTTATGCTGAAATGTGGCGCTATTTTAACCGTGTTCTTGATCTTGATCGGTTGTTACAGCTTGAAAAGATTAAGAGCAATGTTGATTCAAAAGAACCTGTCTCCAAAAAAGGGATGATTGCTGATCCTTTTCTTGATGATAGCCTTCGCGACGAAGGAATAGAACAAACGGGGGCCATAGGTCATGGCTTGTTACGCCTTGCCATTGAGCCTACATTTTACTACGCTCCCTTCAATGAGCCTGTCACCCTCGATTGGGAGAATGAAGTGATCATTGCGCAAGAGTTGATGACTGCTTGCGAGAAAATCAATCCTTATCAAAACTTTGACCCATTGCCAGGCACACTCGCTCTCACCCCTGCAACGGATTTCTGGCGTGTTCAACGCACAGATTGGCTTTCAGGTGTGACAAATGAACTGTCTATGGGTAGCCGTCCTGGTGGTGGGCGTCAAACAGAAACGAAGGATGAACTGGTCAGTACACATCAAGAGCAAATTGATTTCTTAAGACAAATTGATCTCAATTTTAAAATTGAAGGCTTTGGTAAAGGAGAGGTTTTAGAAAGTCTAACATTTGATGGCGTTAGTGTTTTACCAAAGGAGACACTTACGGCCAATCCTCAAGGCATTATTGAAGGGAAGTTTAAAATTCCCAAAGACATCACAGCAGGAACAAAGAACGTTATTGCTGTTGGTAAAGGAAAAACAACGGCTACAGGTCTGTTTACGGGTCAAGGTGTGATTGATGTGAAGGTTATGCGGCGTGTAACAACAGTGCGTGTATGGAAAAAATCTGATCCGCAAGCGCAGGTCTTTACACCCGATGAAACACGACAAATAACGGGAATTGATTTCCATATTTGCAAGATTGGCAATCGTTCCAATGATTTGATGATTGACTTAGTCACAACAGACAATGGCTATCCTACAGCGGACATTCAAGCACAAGCTTTCTATTCAATGAAAGAGGCTGAAACGGGATGGGCTGCAGCACGCTATAGTGTCCCATTGACAGTACAAAATGATCGCTTAACAGCTTTTGTCATTAAAACAGATGATGGCGATCATTCTGTTTCATTAGCAAAACTTGGAGATTTTGATGAAGAAAACCAAAGATATGTCTCTAGTCATCCTTATATCACAGGGCCTCGTTTTTCTTCTGTGAATGCGCAAACATGGACAGCTCACCAAGATGAGGCCTTAGCATTTCGTGTGCTGGCCGCTCGTTATACACAAACAGAAAAAACTGTCGATTTGGGTGAGTTCGATTTGAAAGAATGTTCTGATTTACAGGTGCGTGCAGCGATTGAACTGCCCTCCAGTGAATGTTCTGTCATCTTTGAAATTGAACGCAACAACGGTACAATTTATCAACTCTTACCGTTCCAATTGCTTAGTTTAACAGAATATATCAGTGAAAAAGTTCAGTTACGAGCCATTTTAAAAGGGACAGAGAAGCTTTCACCAGTGTTGTTTGCTCCCGTTGAATTGATCGCGGGCAAGATTAGAAAAGAAGCAACCTATGTCACACGTGCTTTTTCTTTTGGAGAAAAGTCGAGACTAACCAGCTATATTAAAACTTTTTTACCGGGTGGCTCAACTTTCAAAATGGAGATCCAGCTGGATGATGGTGATTTCACTTCCCTAAAATTAGAAGAAACAGAACAACTCGCACAGCCACTTTGGACGGAACGTAAATTTGTCAGTGAGGATAAAACAGCTGGGCAAGCACGTTTGAAACTAACATTGACTGGCGGTCCTGCTGCACGTTCTATGGCAAGTGACTTTGGTGCGGGAATTATGTGACAGGAGTAATATCATGGCGAAAACAGAGAAGTTAGGAATGGAATTACCTCAAGAAGGTCGCTTTATCAGTGCTGAGTTTCCTATTTTACGTGAAAACCTGACAATCATTGACCAAGCCGTTTCTGATCTGGATGAAAAAGTGGATGAGAAGGCCCCTTCACAGCACACTCATGTGATAAGTGAAGTAAGCGAGCTTGAAGATGCGTTGAGTGGCAAGATGGCAGCAGATAAGACTTTTGCTTTAGTTGATTTAACTGATATCGAAGGTGCCAACGATGCAACTGAAAATTACGTTTTATATAAATCAGGTAAGGATCGCTTTGCATTTGGCTCTGCTCTCTCACTCTTAGGCGAACACAAGCATACGATTGAAGATATTATAGGTCTTGAAGAGTATTTAGAAAGCATCAATGTAGATTTGAAAAATTATGGGCGCTTGTCAGGTAAAAATGAGTGGGAAGATACGAATGCTTTCAAAGGAAAAGTCAATATTGAAAAGGACATTGAATTAACTGAAACCTCTTCTTTGACTTTGAAACAGAATGATAAAGTGGTGACACAGTTAAGTACAACTGGAAGCTTGCTCAAAGGGCCTCTTAGGGTTGATGACGATTTTGTTTACACTAAATCGCAAGCCGATAAAGCTATATCGGAAGAAATTGAAAAGCTGAAACAGTCTTTACCTAATAAAAGCACAAGTTTAATCGATAAGCTCATTGATTGGCCAGAGCTTGCTGATGCAGAATTAGTCTACACGCAAAGTGGGAGGATTGTGTGGCCAGATTGGATAACCGATGAAGCCATGGTTGAAATCCAAGCATGGGGTGGTGGCGGTTCTGGTGGGTGTGCTAACGATATATATTTCGGTGGCGGCGGCGGTGGCGGTGGCTGCTCAGTATGGTATGGCCCTAAAAAACATTTAAATGGACATGAAAATTTTGTCATTGGTAAAGGGGGATCTTCTGTACAAAATAAAAATGAAACAGGCAATCCTGGAGGGAAAACAACTGTCGGACAGGATCTTATCGTAGCCGGAGGCGGTGGCGGTGGTAAAGGGGCTTCTGACTCGGGGTCAGGACAAGGTGGTGCTGGAGGAACTGGGAAAACTGTTACTCAGTCAACAGACAGTCGTCCAGGTCTTGCCAAAGGAGGCAATGGCAGTCCAGGAACGCAAGGATCCACTAGATTTAAAAGTGGCTTTGGTGGTGATGCTGGAGGGGATACATCAAGGGGGGGCTGTGGAGGGACTGGTAGGGGTCATTTTATTTCAGGCAAACCAGGTTGTGGATTTGGTGGTGGTGGTGCTGGCTCTCATTATCAACTTAATCCCAGTGGTAATGGAGCTAACGGTGCTGTTCTTATACGAATATGGAAAAAACCATATGAAAAAGAATAGATAAATCTAAAATTATAAAGCTTTTAGCATTTAAGTTTGACAGGGAGTAATACAATGGCAAAAACAAAGAAGTTAACAATGGAGTTACCTTTAGAAGGCCGTTTTATTAGCACTGAATTTCCTATTACACGCGAAGATTTGATAATAATTGATCATGCGGTTTCTGATCTTGATGAAAAAGCAGATGGTAAAGCACCTTTACAGCACACTCATGTGATAAGTGAAGTAAGCGAACTTGAAGATGCACTAAGTGGCAAGATGGCAGCAGATAAAACCTTTGCTCTGATTGATTTAACTGATGTTAAAGGTGCTAAGAATGCAGCTGAAAATCATGTTTTATATAAATCAGGTAAGGATCGCTTTGCTTTTGGTGATCCGGCATTACTCTTCCACCCGCACCAACATGAAGTTGAAGATATTACAGGACTTAAGGACCATTTAGAAAGCATCAATGTAGATCTGAAAGATTATGGGCGTTTGTCGGGTAAAAATGAATGGGAAGATACGAATGTTTTTAAAGGAAAAGTTAGTATTGAAGAAGGTGTTGAATTAACGGACACCTCTTCTTTGACTTTGAAACAGAAAGATAAAGTGGTGACAAATTTAAGCACAACTGGAAGTTTGCTCAAAGGACCTCTTAAAGTTGATGATGAACCTGTTTATACAAAATCGCAATTGGATGAAGCTATGTCAAAAGAAATCGAAAAACTGAAACAGTCTCTAACTGATGAGAGTACGAATTGCTCTAAGCTTACTGATGCTGAATTACTTATTACAAAAAGTGGGAAGATTAAATGGCCAGATTGGGTAACTGATAAAACCAAAGTTGAGATCCAAGCATGGGGCGGCGGCGGTGCTGGCGGTACTGCAAAGAATAATGATTATCCTGCCGGTGGTGGTGGTGGCAGTGGTTGCGTGGTGTGGTATGGCTATAAATCCAGTTTGAATGGACATCACGATATCGTTATTGGTAGTGGGGGGGAAGGTCTTAAACCAGGCTATGGTGGCATTTCTGGAGGACATACAATTATAGGCAATAATTTTATTGCCGTTGCAGGGGGTGGTGGTGGCAGGGCAGGTTTTGAAAAGAATGCAGGAAGCGGCGGATACGGAAGTAGAGGAGATAACTTTGGCTTGGTAACTTATGAACATCCCGGTCTCGTCAAAGCTTGTAATGGTTATAGTGGAGGGCGTGGAGAATATAAACAAAGAAGTGGCTTTGGTGGTAATGCTGGCAATCCGATAAAAGGAGTTACTGGAGAGCGGGGAAGTGGTTTAGGTAACCTTGTCTCAGGAGTTGGAGGAGAAGGTTATGGTGGTGGCGGTTCGGGTGCTAAAGGAGCTAATGGTTTGGGCGGCAAGGGAGCTAATGGTGCTGTCCTTATCAGACTATGGAAGAATTAATTAACGCTCTAAAGATTTTTACAAAGGAGTTTTTTATGCGATACGCAGTTGTTGAAAATGGTGTGGTAACTAACATTATTGTTGCACCAGAGGATTATGTTTACCCGTTTGAAGGTGAAGCCATTGTCTCAAATGAAGCCCAAATTGGTTGGACTTATAAAGATGGACAATTTTATCCTCCTGTTGAGGAAGAAAAAGACGACTTATCTTTCACTGAAACAACACAACCAGAGACATCTGAAGATCCCATAGAGGTGTAAAAAAGGACACTTTAGTTTCAGTTTCATCAAGACCTTTCTTAAGAAAGCAGTGCAAGGCCAAATAGATTTATTTGGCCTTTATTTTTTATCAGCCAATCATTTTAAGGAGCACAAAGAATGGCATCAAGTTTTTTACATGGTGTTGAAGTCATTGAGAATGACGACGGCACACGTCCTATTACGCCAGTTCAATCGGCAGTTATAGGCATTGTAGGTACAGCACCCAGTGCGGATGAGGACGTTTTTCCTCTTAACACACCGGTTTTAATATCGGGATCTCGTTTCAAAGCAGCCAAACTCGATAAATATAACTCAGGTAAAGGTACACTACCCAATGCTGTTGATCTGATTTTCAAACAAGCAGGTGCCATTGTTGTTGTAGTGCGAGTAGAAGAAAGCAAAGATGAAAACGAAACACTGGCGAATGTTTTAGGTGGCGTCAATGCCAATGGCGCTTACGAAGGTGTCCATGCTTTAATAGGAGCACAATCCATCGTTGGGCAAACGCCACGCATTCTGATTGCTCCTGGTTTTACTCACAAACGCCCTACTGGCGTGGATCGGATAAAAGTCACAGACGGAGGCAGTGGTTACACTAAGGCTACTGTTACAATAGAAGGCAATGCCAAGGCAACAGCTAGTGTTTGGAACAATAAAGTAGACTTCATTAATGTTAAGGAGAGTGGAAGTGGTTATGAAAAAGCACCCCGTGTCACCATTGAAGGTGATGGAGAAGGTGCCACAGCTGAAGCTACAATCAAAAAAATGTCTAATCCCGTAGCAGCAGAGCTGATTGGTATTGCTGAGCGTTTACGCGCTATTGTGGTGATTGATGGACCAAACACAACGGATGAAGAAGTTATTGAAGCGCGAAGAGATTTCGGTTCCAAGCGTGCTATCATAGCTGATCCATTTGTAAGCGTTTTGCGTAAAGGAAGAATTTTACAAGAACCAGCAAGTTCAGTAGTTGCTGGTATTATTGCTAAAACAGATTTCACTCACGGTTTTTGGCATTCCCCTTCAAACAAAGTGATCAATAGCATTAGTGGCACAGCACGGCCCATTGATTTTGCCATTGGTGACAGTTCTAGTCGTGCTAATTTGCTTAATGAAAAGAATATCACAACAATCATTCGTGAGAATGGCTATCGCTTATGGGGAAATCGCACACTTTCATCAGATCCAAAGTTTGCTTTTATATCCGTGGTGAGAACTGCAGATATGATCAATGATGCCATTTTGCATGGGCATATGTGGGCAGTCGATCGAAACATCACAAAGACTTACATGAGCGATGTGAGTGAAAGCGTTAATGCTTATTTGCGTGACTTGAAAACACAAGGCGCCATTATTGAAGGGCGTTGTTATCCCGACCCAGAACTTAATACACCAAGCGCCATTGAAAGCGGAAAAGTCTATTTCAATGTCGAATTCCAACCAACCACGCCAGCAGAACGTATTACGTTCCGTTCGCGTATTGTTAATGATTACATAGAGGAGATCCTTTAATGATTGCACCAAGAATACCAAGAGCTTTGAAGCATTTTAACATTTATGTTGATGGGATTCCCTATAGAGAAAAATGTGACAGTGTTACTTTACCAAGCTTAAATTTCGTCGTTGAAAGTTTCCGTGCAGGTGGCATGGATGCCCCGATTAGCATGGAAATGGGAATGGAAGAGCTCACACTTTCTATGACTGTTGCAGATTGTTCTGACCAACTTCTAGGTCTTTTGGGCAAAGAAGATATTGATATTTCCCTGCGTGGTGCAATTAAAGCACAGGGCGCAAAAGCGGAAGGAGTTGTAATCTCCATGCGTGGATTTTGCAAGAGCTATGAACCTGGTCAATGGCAGCCTGGTGCTAAGTCTACCACAACAATCAATTATGCATTGCATTATTTCAAATATGTTCAAAATGACAAGGAAATCGTTGAGATTGATATCTACAACATGGTGAGAAGATTCAATGGCGTTGATCAATTAGCAGAATATAGAGAACTTTTAGGAATGTAAAATGGCTACAAAAAATATTACTTATAAATTGCTTTCGCCCGTTGAAGTTGAAGGAAAAGAGCGCACCGAAATCACCTTACGCCCTCCAAAGGTAAAAGACGCTCAAGCTATTGAAAAAGCAGAAGGTGTTGAGCAAACGGTAATTCTGATTTCACGTCTTTCTGAGTGGCCTGAAGAGGCTATTAGTGAACTTGCTATGATTGATATGATAAAGATCGGAAAAATATTGGAGGGTTTTATGAAGCGGCTGGGTATCTAACCTGGGAAACAGCCGCTAAACTCATGGCCGACATTGCTGTCGTGTTTCATTGGCCCCCATCAGAGATGATGGAAATGGAACCTCAAGAGCTCTGGTTTTGGCGCAACGAAGCTGCGGAAAGGTATAAGAAAAAATGAGTAAAACAGTTGCAGATGCTAAGGTGCGATTGACCCTTGAAGACAAGATAACCGCACCGATTAAACGTATTCAAAAACGTTTGACGGACTTATCAAATAAATTAAGAGTTCCTCGCCTTATAGCGGCAACACGCAAAATGACAGCAAGCTTAAAAGGGGTCAACAATGCTCTTGGTACAGTAACCAACCGTGTTTCTATGTTATCAGGAGCATTAGGCCTTGCTGGTGGCGGTCTTGCTGCAAGCTTGACTGCAGTGACTATGAAAACCATGCATATGGGGGATAGTCTTCACCACGCATCACGCCATTTAGGTATGAGCGTTAAAGATCTTCAGTTATGGGGTGATGCAGCGGATAATTCAGGTTATTCTGCCGAGAAATTCCAACAATCCCTGGCTGTTTTAAACAGGCGTTCAGCACAAGCTTTAGCTGGACAAAAAAGGGGAATTATGGGGTTTCAAGCGCTTGGCATTTCTGTAAAAGATGCCTCTGGAAAGCTTAAATCAAACTCAGATCTATTGGAAGAAATTACCGATAAGATGAGTAAGATAGACAATCAAGCACAAAGACAACATATTGCTGCCTTGCTTTTTGGTGGTGATGGTAAAGAAATGGCTGCCATGCTCTCGCAAGGTATGGAGCCCATCAAGGAGTTATTTGAAAAGGCAAAAAAGAGCGGTTGGCTTATGGGGGCTGATGTTGCTCACTATGCTGCAGATTTAAGTGATAAGCTCGGGGCCTTTAAGAAAAAACTGGGCGGTGTTGCCACTTTTATTGGGGCACGGTTCATGCCGGTAATCAATGATATGATTGATGCCTTTTCAAAGCTGATTGATGAAAATCGTGATCTCATTCAAACAACTGTCGCAAATTGGGCGAAAACCTTAAAGAAAGCTATACGGGATTTATGTGATCCTACTTCTGAATTAAGGCAAAATATCACAAATGTTACAGAAAGTATTAAAGGCTGGTTTAAATGGTTAGAGCCACTCACTGGTGAAATAACTCTTTTTAAAATAGGTCTTGCAGCCCTTGTGGCCTTCATTGTGGGGCCACTGGTTTCAGCACTTGCTGTGGTTGGTGCAGCGTTTGTTACATTTGGTACAACTATTGTTACCCTTATTATGGGGCCACTTATAACAGCGATTTACACACTTACTACAGCCTTTTTTACATTTGGTACAGCCATTATGACCACACCTATTGGGTGGATTGCAGCCGCTATTATAGGGCTTATTGCAGCAGGAGTCGCACTTTATGTCTATTGGGATGACGTCAAGAAAGTGCTTACTATAGCACTCAATAAAATTTGCAATGCCTTTGTTAAGCTGGGTGACTTCATCATGAAGTATACGCTTATCGGTTATGTAATTAATGGTATTAAGAAGCTTGTTGCAACAGCTGTTTGGCTTTATGAAAATTGGGATGAAGTCATGGCCTCCTGTGGGCGGTTATGGGACTCTCTGGGGGAGACAATTAATCAATTTTTTGATTGGTTTTCTAATCTCAATTTATTTGAAGCCGGTTCCAATCTAATTACGGGACTGTGGGATGGCATTAAAAGCAAATGGAATGTTATGACACAATGGCTTTCTAGTGCGGTGCAAAAATTAATGAGTTGGATGCCTGATTTTGTCAAAGAAAAGTTAGGCTTCAACGTTACAGTAAGCAAAAGCACGACCGAGAGTTTAAAGAATCTCACACAAGAGACAACAACATACGCACAAAAGATTATTCATTCAACTGTTGTTCCAAACATCCCTCCTGAGCAACGTGATTACAGAAATGGAGAATATGTTAACAATGGAGGCAAACAACCTTCCGTAGTGGTATTTCAAGCGCCTGAACCGATTATGCCATATAAGGAACATAATAATAAGCCCACTAATATTGATGCATCTATTACGATTAGCGGTTTAAACATCAGTGGGGGCAGCGGTTCACCGCAGGATATCAGTGCTGCTATCAAAAAAGCTCTTGCAGATCAGGCTAGACAGCAACGTTTAGCGATTAACTCAAGTTTTTCGGATTAAGCGTCATGATGTTAGCATTGGGGGATTTTATTTTTTCTGTTCAAACAGCCGCTTATCAAGAACTTGAGATGACTTATGATGTTCCATGGGTGGAACAAGGACGTCTGGGTAGTAAAGCAGCGTTTCAGTTGCCGGCCATTGCCAATGCAGAATATTCTTTATCAGGCGTGATTTGTCCGGGTTTTAAGAGAAGTTATGGCCAGTTAAACAGACTACGGAGTATGGCTCATATGGGGCCACATTTGCTGGTCAGTGGAAAAGGCAAAATTTTCGGCAAATTTGTTATTCTTTCCGTAGATGAAAAACAGAGCTTTTTTCGTCTAAACGGTGATCCACGCAAGCAAGAATTCACATTACAACTTAGAGAATATGGTGGAGATGGAGGCATTTGGTGAGTGATATTTACGTTACCAAAAATGGAGATATGGTTGATGCCATTTGCTGGAAACACTATCCAAAGGGTCAGCAAGCACTGGCTGTTGAGCGTGTTTATACAGCCAACCACAGACTGGCAGATCTTGGACCCATTTTAAAAGCGGGGGTTACAATTGTTTTACCTGCCCTTCCCTACCCTCAAGCAACACCTGTCATTAGGCTCTGGGGCAGCAAATAATGAAACCTTTCTGCAGAGTAATGTCTAATGGCGAGGATGTCACAAAAGTTTTGATGGATTATGTTTTATCCATTGAAATAACCGATGAAGCAGAAGACAAAAGTGACCGGATCACCATAGAGCTTGATGACCGTGCTCGCATCAGTGATAATGGTTTTTTAGAGATCCCTTTAATTGGCACAGTTCTTTCTATAACGCTTGGCTATGAAGATGGTAAAGCGCGTGACATGGGATCCTACCTGATTGATGAAATATCTGTCAGCAGTCCACCCCAAAGTTTAAGTGTGACAGGACGCGCGGCTTCTATGAATACGTCTTACCGAACTCCCAAAAGCCAGTCTTATCATCAGACAACATTGGGCAAGATTATTCAAGAAATAGCAACGCGCAATGGCTACATTCCCGAGGTTGATCCTTCTCTTGCAAAGATTGTCGTGCGTCACATTGATCAAACGGCTGAAAGCGACATAGCTTTTACAGCACGTCTTGCTGCAGAATATGACGCTGTAGCAAAACCTATGGATAGCAGACTTGTTCTGGCCAAACGTGGTGAAGGCAAGGCTATTACTGGAGAGATGCTACCTGTGGTCGCTATTCATGAAAGAATGTGTAGCTCTTGGGATTTTAAATATAATGCACGCGATGAAGCAGGTGAAGCTCAAGGCTTAACGCCTGGTGAAGGGGATGATCAAAAAGCAGCATCAGCAGCACAAAACCCAGAGGACATTGAAGAGTATGATGAAGATGAAGGTGTTATTCATATGGATGAGACCCCTTTGCGTTCATTAGCTCGTTCAGAAAAAGAACTTAAAAAGCAAGATAAAGTTGAAAAGCAAGAGGACGAAAAAAAAGGAGGTGTGATAGCAACCTATCATGATTTACGCAGTGGTGAAAAGAAAGAGGTCAAAACCGGTCAGGCACCTTTTCATGAATTAAAATATACCTACCACAATCAATCAGAAGCCGTTGCTGCTATTGCCGCTTATCGTAATAAATCATCACGTGGTAAAGCTACCTTTTCGTGTGATATGGGCGGAGATCCGTTCATTCAATCTGAAATGAAGCTTATTCAAACACCACCTTTCCGTCCTTACATCCCCGAGCAATGGCGCATTAAAAGCGTCAAACATAAGTTGGATACAGCAGGCGGTTATACAACAAGCATAGAATGTGAGCTGTTTAATGAAGAGCAGGAGAATACGGCGCAAAACGTCATAAACACTACACCAGATAAAGATGACACAATAGATGATAACGCCCCGCCTCATGCTTCTGATGAAGGTGAAGGTGTTATTCACATGGATAAGGAAGATATATGACAGATATTATAGAGAAATTACTCAATGGTAACTGTAAAGCGCGTACCCAAGGTTTGATTAAATCCTTAGCACAAGAGATTGGTTGTGAAGAAGCTGTCGTTGCTGCGATTATTTCTGTGGAGTCAGATGGTAAAGGTTTTGATGATGAACAGCGTGTAAAAGTCCTTTTTGAAAAACATCAGTTTTATAAGAATTTACCCCCTCATAAGCGTAAACAAGCTGTCAAAGAAGATCTTGCTAGAGAGAAGTGGATTAGCCCCAAAGATGGGGGATATAAAGAGCAAAAAACCAATACTCAAGCTTTACAATTACTTATTGCAGCTATGACTATTGATGAAGAAGCTGCTTTAAAATCTGCTTCTTATGGCGCAGGTCAAGTTCTTGGAAAAAACTATGGTCTTCTTGGTTGGGACAGTGTTCAAGATTTTGTCACCAGCATGTGTTCATGTGAAGACGAACAAATAAAAGCGATGTTTTCTTTTTTCAAAGTCCGTGGCCTTGCTTCAAGTTTACGAGACAAGGATTTTGATGCCATTGCACGCGTTTACAATGGCAGTGGTATGGTCAAAGAATATGGCCGACGCATGCGTAATGCTTATTGTGCTCTCACAAAGAAATCAGCAGAGGTTAGTAATCCTATTCGTGCTAGTGGTTTACGACTAGGATGTAAAGGTTACCGTATTGAAGCGCTGCAAAAACGTCTCAATGATCTTGGTTATCCTGTTGCCATTGATAGTGATTATGGACCAGATACACGCAGTGCAATCTTTTCTTTTCAAGCTGATCATAATTTAGAGGTTGATGGTGTTGTTGGTGCAAAAACTCAAGAAGCACTTGATATAGCCACGCCAATGATTAGTCCCCGTCGCTCTGGTGTCAGCATGGCGGATTTGAGAAAAAAGGGTACAAACATTATTAAAGATGCAGATAAAACCCAAACGGCGGGTTATGGTCTTGCTGCCACTTCAGCTCTCATGGGAGCAGAACAAATGGGGCTATTTGATAATCTTAAACTCTCTATAGGAAAAATGAGTGCTCTTGTAGAGCCACTTGTTCATATTGGTAAAGCAATCTCGGATCATTGGTGGATGGCTGCTATTTTTGTAGGATTGATTATTGTTCTCGTCTCAGATCGTGTCAAAAGAACTTATTTAAAAGATTACAAGAAAGGCAGAGCTATCTAAGTGCAAAAATACCTTGCGATTATACTTGATGCATCCGCTGCTCTTTTCGAGATTTTGATGAATGTTTGTCAGATTGGAAAGAAAGTTGAACAGCACAAACAGACAGAGGAAGCTTTAAAGGCAGCCAAAACAAGGTTAAAAATAGAAGATGAGATTAACAAAAAAAGTGATGATAATGTGCGCTCTGATCTCTCTAACTGGCTGCGCGACAAATAAATACCCTTCCTCTTGTCTAGGATGGTTGCCTATTTATTTAGACAGACAAGATCTCAATACGATCAGTCCAAACCTAGCACGAGACATTTTAAAGCATAATCAGCACGGTAAACAGTTGTGTGGATGGAAGCATGTTAATAAAAAATCAGGGTGATTTTAATGCAGTTTGTTAAGACAAGTTGAAAAATCCTATTCCCTAACCTGATTATTTTATCCCTAACCTTAAAAAAATATCAATAAAATCAATAGGTTATATACTATAAATTAACGATTCGAATTCAGGTTCCCCAGCCATTTTGATTTAACGATTTTAATTTATGCGTCTTTCTCTCACGCTTATTAAAACTATAATTCTCTATCTCTAAAAATTAAATTCTTTATTGAATTCAAAGGGCGATTCTTAAACGCTTGATTTTATAAAACAAATCTATTAATCTAAAGGGCACTTTTTAAAAAGTGACAATAATAATTTCACAAACATTATATCTATATATCTAGGTATGGTTTGGTACATAATGAGGGAACACAACAATGAAGCCAGAAACTATTGCGTCTGCTATGCATTCTATAACGTTGGCTTCAACAACGATAGAGACAATGGAAACCTCTAAAAATGGGGTGGAGCCAATACAGAAAATGGTAAAACCTATTCCTATTATCGAACCTATGCCTCATTATCCCCTTTCTGCAAATATCTCTGATATGATGGCACATATTAATGAGCTTATTAGTCAGAAAACGACAAAACTTGTTACAGAAATTAATCACGTTTTCTCGTTAGAAAAACATAAAGAGCAAAAAAAACAATCAACTCAGCAAGGTGCAGTAATAGAACAAGAAGGATTCTATGAAGCAACAAGAGTGGTAGAAAGACTAACTAATAATTAAAGTAGAGTCACATAGTCAGATTACTATTCATAACACCAAAGTAAATTTGTGAAATTCTGATTTAATTGCTGACGTAATGTTTTTTATTAACGTGATGAAAAATGCAAATATAGCTTCTAGTAATGTGTAGCGATATTTATATTTCTGTGACATAATCAAATTATGTATAATTTCATTTCTTTCTAAACACATGATTGTAAAAACGCTCGAGTAAAAAATATAACAAGAATTGTCCATCACAAAATTCTTGCATGATATTAATTGATATTAATCAATATACTCTCGTGCCCTTCCCTTTATTCTGTCCCGTAATCGTCACATCCTTCAAACTAACATTCTTCACCGAACTCCCCACCCCTATCCCATAATCTCCCATAAAACTAATCGTCGAGTGTCCACTAATCGTCAAACTCTTACCCTCCATCCTCACTCCCTTTTTAACCCCCGAAATCGTCACCCCATCCAACGTCATCTCCAAGTTCGTCCCTCCTACCGCATACACCCCGTATCCACTCCCATCACCCTCATCTCCCTCAATCGTCACCCTTGCCAAACTCGCACTTGTCACCGCACTCCCCAACTTCACCCCATAATCCGCAAAATCTGTTACCGACCCCTCAGTCATCTTCAACATCCCCTTCTTTGCATAGACCCCCACTTCAACCTTCGAAATCCTCACATCATCCAACGTCATCGTCATCTCTTCCTTCCCCACCGCATATACCCCGTATCCACTATCCCTTCCCTCAATCGTCACATTCTTCAAACTCGCACTTTCCACCTTGTCCCCCACCATCACCCCCCATCCATCCCCCATAAAATCAATCGTCGACTTCCCAGTCATCTTCAACACCCCCCTCTCCACTTTTACCCCCATTTGTACCCCTGAAATCGTCACCCCATCCAATATCATCTCCAACGTCTCACTTCCCACCGCATAGACCCCATACCCCTTACTCTGTCCCTCAATCGTCACCCTTGTCAACTCAGCTTTTGTCACATTATTCCCCACACTCACCCCATAATTCCCGGTAAACTCAATCGTTGTCCCATCCTTCATCATCAACGTCCCCTTTTCCGCATAGACCCCCGTTCCAACCCTTGAAATCCTCACATCCGTCAACGTCATCGTCAAGCTTTCCTTCCCTTCCGCATACACCCCATAGCTATCCTCACTCCCCTTTCCCTCAATCGTCACCCTTGCCAAACTCGCACTCGTCACATTTTCCCCCCACAC